GTTTCACAGCGCATACTCTTTGGCCACCCCCCTTCGGTAGGACCCGCGGTTTTCCGCCATTCCTGGCCATAATAGGCGATAGAATAGGCCTGATCGCGAAAGCCTATTGACTATACGCGGACAGACATGGCTATTGCTCGCACCTTGTAAGCAACCAAGGCATAGGAGCTTTACTTATGGCGTTTCATTTTCGTTTTTGTTCGGCAGTGATTGGCGCGGCTGTGGCGCTGTCCAGTGCAGCCGCAAGCGCTGCGTCTCATGTCGCCAGCTTCGCGCTTGCGCTTGCGTCCAGCATTGTGCCCAGCCTGGCCAGTGGCGCGTCATGGTCGGTGGCAAACCAGCATCCTCGCTCCCCTATGCAACTGCGACGATATGGCCTTGCCTAGTTCGCTGCATAGCTAGGACGATACGAAGGGCGGTCCGCGATGGCCGCCCTTTTCTTATGCCCATCTGCACCGATGATGTCCGATCCTTTGCGCTGTGCAGTGACGTCGAGGCGCGGCATGCTTCCCCTGTACTTTCTTTCGTATCCTGTAATTTTATCTCTTGTCAGGGCTGCGCATTGGCGTATCTATCCAGCATCGGACGCGCCACGATACGGCGCTAGAATGAAAGGCAATCGACCATGATGAAGCATTCTCTCTCTGCCCGTGAACTTCGCAAGCGTCGTGCTGATCGCCAGGGCATTGCCATCATCTGCGCTTCGTTGTTCGGCTTTGTTGGCCTGTTCGGTGCAGCAGCTTACCACGACGCCAAGCTGACACAGGATCGCATCGCAGCGCGCTACAGCGTGGTGCAGACCATCGGCCAGGATGCTTACGTGGTAGACCATGACTTGACCGGGACCGACTGCAGCGATGCGTTGCGCCACTATCCCAACAGTGTTTGCGAGCGGAGCAACTGAGATGGCGACGAAACAGGCAATCAAGGCGGCTTATCTGCGCAAGCTGCAGGCTGCATATCCGTTCTATATCGAGGGCAATCGACCTTATGAACTGGCGTGCTTGGCTGCTGATGCCGCATTGTCGGGCAAGCAAAAGATCAAGGGCGCATGCTGGGACGCTGCGCTATCAGAATGCGGCATTGTGCCACGCCTTGCCACCCTCAAGGCCCTTGCTGCTCTTCCGGAGGCTTGACCATGTGCCATTCCCTGCACTTCGCAATCGAAGCGTTCCGCCATGCCGATGACGCTTGGCACGCTGAGCTAGTCGCCACCTATGGCAAGGGCGCATGCAATGCGCGCTATGACAGCAAGCGCAACCGTGCGACCAGCCAGCTTGCCACGCTCGACGATGCGCGCACGTTGGCGCACTCAGCCTATGATGCTGCCTGGTCTGCGCACCATGCGCCGACGCATGCGCGCATTGCCTCACTAGCGCAGGCCTAAGGCGATGGTGCAGCCGATCACTTACGCCACATTCAAGGCCGCGCAATCGGCCTTAGAATTTCAGGTCAAGGCCGCCAGCGATGCAATACGCGCCATTCCTGGCCATGCATCCGGGCCTATGGGTCTGACACCTGATGAGGTGAAATTCTCGCGCCCCTATCAAGAGGCACGCGCCGCCTATGATCGCGCATTTAGCGCCTTGCAGCGACACAACATGGCATATTGCCAAGCGTTCAAAAAAGAACGGGTCGCCGAGCGCGATGCGAAGCGTGCGGCAAATAAGGGAAGGATTTTCAACTATGGGTGACTTTGCCAGCGCCGTTGTTTTCAGCCTTGCAGGGGGGATGACCTTTGCCGTTCTGCGCATCGAGATAGGGCGCGCTCTGCAGCCGGATAGCGCCGTGCGCCAGCTTTGGCGGATGATGCGCGACGGCTAGGCGCGATCGGTCGCGGGCCTCACTGCAAAATAATTTCTATTCCGGCAATTTTCCCTTGCAACATAAGCGTTGCGAGGGCATTGCCTATTCATCGGACGCGGCACGATACGCCGCCAGCAACGCAAAGGAACTGACTATGACCACCACCGTAAATCGCCACGATGCAGAACGCGCCATGACCATGCTCGGCGTTCCAGGCCGCTTGCTTTCGCGCATGTCCGGCAATCCTGGCTTTGCCGCTAACGTCTGGGTTTCGCAGACGTGGATTAGCGAGCGCCGCAAGGTGTCTGGTTATGGCCCGAATGCCGAACTGCAAGTGAACGTGCGACTAGATGACAACTGCAAAAACGGCCATTCGACATTCGCCATAACAGGCGACGTTACAACGCCGACGCGCCGCCAGCGCGGTCTCGACATTATCGCTGGCGGTTGCCTGCACGATGACATCGCCGCCGCTTTCCCGGAACTGGAGCCGCTTATCCGCTGGCACCTGACTTCGACTGATGGGCCGATGCATTACATTGCGAATACGGTTTATCACGCTGGCGACCGCGATCATCGCGGCTTGCGCGCGGGTGAACCGACAACGGTTGTCGAAGTGGTGCAGTTTGGCGACGTTCCTATTCGTCACAAGTTGGAAAATGGTCTAGCGCCGTTTTTGCGTACGATCCGCGACCATGGCCACAACACCATTGAAAGCGGGCTGAAAGTTATCACGGTTGCGCATGAAAACCGCCCCGGTGACTCGTACAAGTTCGCGCCTAAGTATGACTTTGCAGGACGTGGGCCGCTCAAGTGGCACGAATGCGCCTTTGATACGGAAGAGGAGGCAGCACGCTTTGCCGATGCGTTCCTAAACCATTCGCCGCGCATTTACGCAATGGCAACGGCGTGGAGCGAAGGCAAGGCGCGCGACCTGGCAGCAGCACGCAATGTAGCCGTCTGGCCTGATGCGACCGATGAAGAGCTATGCGCCGAACCGGCGGAACTTCGCGCCGCACTTGAGGCACGCCACCCGCGCCTAATGGAGCAATTTAAGTGCGACATGGAGGCAGCAGGCTTGTTCCTGTTCCCGTCCGATTACGTCGCGCCGCGTGGGGAGGCTTGAACCATGATCACCATGCATAATCCCGGCGCGAATATAGCCATCGTCACCGCAAATGGTGCGACGCTGTATTTCTCCTATTCCACCTTGATTGCCGCCGAGATTGGCGAGCATCGCATGCGCGGACCGTCGCGCAGTAAGACAACGGCCAGTCACATGACCAAGCTGCGCGTAAAGGCGTGGTCGGAATATGGGGCGAGCGAGAAAGAGTTCTCGGCGATCGTGGAAAACGCCATGAACGGCAACCCTCCCGCATAAGCCGAAACGGCGCGCCATGCGCACGCCGTAGTGCCGGAATGTCCGCCCGGTGCCTGATGAAGGCTAGGACCTGCAAGGGAATTGCACCATGGAACAGACCACGATTATCGCCGCCGCTCCCGCTTTCGCTTCCTTCCGCTGCGATCCCGCCGACCTGGCGCGCGCGGTCAAGTTCCTTAATTCCAAAGTGGTGGAGCGGCGCAACGTCGTCCCCATCGCCGCTTGTGTTCGCATCGTGGCGGAGATTGATGGCGCGCTGATCATCACGGCAACGGATTATGACCAGAGCGTTTCTGTCACCCTATCGGCGGACGTAGACGCGCCGGGCGCATTCTGCACCGATGCCGCCACTCTGTCCGACATGCTGGGCAAGTTGAGCAAGACCATGCGCGGCAAGTTGCTGCAGATGGTCGACCTGGGCGGACCCGCCGTGCAAGTCTCTTGCGGTGAAGCTGCATTCAACCTGCGCAGCCTCCCGGCTGATGACTTACCGACAATCGACATGGCAGACCGCAAGGCCCTATCCCGGTTCATGGTCCCGGCGGCGCGCTTCGTGGCCGACATGACCGCGCTGGCCCCTTGCATGTCGAGCAGTGAGCAGCGGTACTATCTCAACGGCGTGGCGTTCGAGGCGCGCGAGATGGCAGGCCAGCCGCGCCTTGTGATGGCCGCTATCGATGGCGACGCCTTGGCGGTTGCGTCGCGCCCTATCCCGGCTGGCGCTGATGGCCTGGCAAGCTGCATTCTGCCCCGCAAGGCGGTTGCGACCATCATTGCAGCGGCGCGCCTTGTCGGCGACGTCGAGGCGGCATCGTTCGAGCATTGCCAGGATCATGGCGGCCGCTTCGCCATCACGCTTGGCAATGTGCAGATCCATAGCAGGGCCATCGACGGCGCTTTCCCACAATGGGAGGGATGCTTTGACGGTAAACTGGCGCTGTCTGATGACGATGGCCAAGCCATGTTCCCGGACCTGCTACCAGGCGTCCCTACCCCGCGCCTTGAGAAATTGCGCAAGGCCGCCGGCGCGCCAATCGAGTGGCTTGATGCCGTGGGCGGCAAGGTCGGCGTGCTGGCCAGCGATCCGGATATGATTTTCGGCCTGGCTTTCAGCGAGGATAGCGCACTAGGGCGCGGTCTCACCTATGACGCAGGCGTGACGGCGACTGTAGACGGCGACGCAACCGTCTATCGCATCCCTACCGCCAGCGCCGGAACCATCGCGTTGAGCAAGGAACAGGTGCGCGCAATGGTCGGGGAATCGTGCTTTGTCACTTTCGCAGTGTTGATCGGCGGAACCGTGCACAATGTCTTGCAATGGCTCTGGGATGATGGTGCCAGCCGGTTCCTGACTGTGCGCGAGGATGGCCGATGCTTCCCGGGCGGCGTGCTGCTGACAAGGGCGGAGATTGAAACGGCATTGTCCGCCGGTCTCGACATGGCAGAGGATTGCCCGGAAGCGGCACAGGAGGCGCAAGAGCCGGTCGAGCCTGGCGCGGTGGAGCCGGAGGCGCGAATTTACGCTGAGAGCGCCGCTATCGCGGCTTCCGACCCTATCGCGGAACTTACGGCGCGCGTCGCCACCATGGAAGCGCGCCTTGCCGCTATCATGGATGCCGCAGCGCCTAGCATGGATGCTGCAGCGCCTATCGTGGAAGCGCGGGCGGCGCGCACGCCGGCACATGAACGCGCGATCCGCCGCGCCTGGGCGGAGCGTGCCGAACTTCGCCGCGCCGCTGCGGTGATGGCTGACTTGCAGGCAACCATCGATTTGCAACAGGAACAGATCGGCGCGCTGGTCACCACCCTATCGCGCGACCTGCACAAGCGAAGCACGACGGTTCAGCGAGCGCGCCGCATGATCGCCGGAGCGCGCGCGGCTGCACTATCGGCGCAACGTGACGCCAGCCGGGCGCAACAGACCCTATCGCGGCTGCAACGGGACCGATCGGACCCGACGACGCCCGACCGCGCCAGCGACGTCGCCAGGCTGCTGCGAGAGCGTGACGAAGCACGCAATGCCAATGCGGCTATCGCGGCACGGGCGGAGCGAGCGGAACGCGCCGTCGCCGACCTGGCGGACCGTTTCGAGGCGATGGGCACACGACTGGCCATTGCCGAGAGCAAGGCGCGAAGGCACGCCGCCTAGCCCTATCGTGCGACCTGCACCCTATCGGAGGAATGACGATGGCTGACACATATTCAGAGATGCGCAGCGAGCTAATTGCCCTGAAGCGCAAGGCGGAACAGCAGGAACAAGCGCTAAGGTACATTCAGCGGCGGTTGAACGGGCCAGCGGACGGCAAAATCCGCGACATAAGGGCCAAGCTAGACAATCATTTTGCCTACGCGCCGGGAAAGGTGTCTGAACAATGATTGATCCGGAAGACTTCACGCCTGAGGCGCTGCGCAAGATCGCACCGGCCTGCAGCGATTGCCCCGACGGCGGCCAGGTCGACATCGCCGATGGTGAAGCGATCTATCCGCGCCGTCGGGATCTGTGGAAGGATGACGAAGGCGGCAAGCGGTGGTGGTGGCGCTGCAAGTGTGGGGCCTATGTGGGCACGCACAAGGGCACGATAACCGCGCTGGGCAAGCCAGCAGGGGAAGCGACGCGCAAGGCCAGGATTGAGGCGCATGCCGCTTTTGACCCGCTCTGGCGCAAGCGCATGGCCCTATCCGGACTTACCCAGAAGACGGCGCGCGGGCGCGGGTACAAGTGGCTGGCTGCGCAACTCGGGATCGATCGCAAGGCATGCCACATCGGCGACATGACCGCGGAGATGGCGCGCCGGGTGGTCGAGGTGTGCAAAGCAGGTAAAAGTGCTGCCTCTACTGGCGAACGCGACGAATAATACTTGCCACCCCCTCCTATCGTGGGACATACGAGACGCACGCCGCTTGACGCTTCAAGCCAGAACGAAAGGCAACGACATGACCCACCTCTGCCAGCTTGCATCTGACTGGCGCGGCACCACCCCTATCGGGGGAATGATGTTCGAGCAGAAGTTCGACGGATGGCGCGCGCTCCGCTTCCACGGCATTGACGGTGTCGCCCGGCTCTTCACCCGGAACGGCATGATCCTAAATGGCTGCGCGCACATCGAGCGCCGCCTCGCCGCGATTGAGGAAGCATATGGCGAGCGCCTGATGATCGACGGCGAATTGGTGGTCGACGGGACGCTCGAAGCAACGAAGCGGTGGGCGGAGACCGGCTGGCGCGCCGGCGGCGATCGTGGCGTCTTCCACGCCTTCGACGTCGTCCCGTTCAGCGCATGGCAGCGCGGCGGCTGGGATGAACCCCTGGTCAAGCGCAAGGCGCTGCTCGAAGCACTGATCAAGGCCAGCGAGCCGGTCAGCGATGGTTGGACATGGCCTGCTGGGTCGAAGGGCGCCCCTACCCCTATCGCGGTGCGCCTGGTCAAGGATGGCTGGGCGACTGATGCCGACGACGTACTCGACGAAGCGCGCCGGGTTTGGGCCAGCGCAGGCGAGGGCATCATGCTCAAGGATGCGGAGGCTCCCTATCGGCGCACCCGCAACGATGCTTGGCAAAAGGTCAAGCGCGAGAACTACACCAAATGGAGGAACGCGGCGTGAGCGGATACACAGACCAGCCGAAGGCGATGCTGCGCAAGACGATAGTTCACGCCGAACTGGAAAGGCAGATGGTCGAGGAAGGTATCTACGTCATGAGCCCGGAAGAGGAACTTGCATTTGCCATTCGCCATGCCGAGCGCCGGTGCGAGCGAATGAGGATACTAGCCGGCGCCGAGCGCGGACCCGGCAGTCAGTGGGTCAAGGCCATGCTCGATGCTGACATCCTGGCCATGGAAATTTTGATCAAGCGCGCAAAGGAAAGCAACGCAGCATGACTTACGAACATCTCGGCCCCGTCATCGATCGCGGCATCAACCCCGATCGCGAGTATGACCCGCACATGGCGGCTCTGCGCCATGTCACCGCGGCTCTGCAGCACTACGCCAACCGGCGCGCCGCCATGGATTCGGCTATCAAGGCTGCGTCGGTTGCGACAAACCAGTTGGAGTACCGCCCCATCACGATCCGGCAGTCGCGCGGCGCCACGCTCAAGTTCCAAGGCAAGCTGCTGTGCGAGACCGAATTCGACACGCGCAACGCCGACCCCATCTCGATAGCGCTCCAACTGTGGGAGACTCCGACCGGGACGTGGATCGCGACTTCTCGATCGGAAGCCGGCGACGGTCATACGGAACTGTTCGCCACCGTGGTCGACCCTGACGTCGATCAGGTCGATCGCCAGTGCAGCGTCATGGCCGCCTGGGATTGGCACCACACCGCCCGCAAGATGGTCCGGCAGCAACTTGGCTGGCGGTTCGTGAAGGAGATATCCTGACATGACCGAAGAATTTATACGCGACATGAGCGACGCGATTGGCAGGCTGCAGGCCACCTTTAGGAAGCATGGGATGTTCGGTCCCTCTGGTGTGGTCATGGGCGACATCGTCGACTTCCACAACCTGCGCAGCATGCCGCCGCCCCCTCACGTTTTGACGGCCATGGCGGCCAACCCTCTTCCGCTGAACGTCGCGTGCAAGGTGCGCGGCGTCGCCTTCTTGAGGCCAGATCAATGACCACCAAAGCTATCAGCCAGCCAATCACCTTTCAGGGTCTTTTCGTCGACGGTTTCGCCGGCGGCGGCGGCGCCAGCACCGGCATAGCCCGTGCAATCGGCCGCGACGTCGATATCGCGATCAATCATGACCCCATGGCGATCGCGGTGCACAAGGCGAACCATCCGACCACCGAGCACCACTGCCAGGATATCCGCATTGTCTGGCCGCGCGCCGCGACACGTAATCAGCCGGTCACAGGGGTCTGGTTTTCTCCCGATTGCAAGGAGCACAGCAAGGCGAAGGGCGGCCCGGTGAAGGATCGCAACATCCGCCAACTGCCTTGGGAAATTATACCCTGGCTCAAGGATACGCGCCCACTGGTCGGCTGGGTCGAGAACGTGGAAGAAATGCGGATGTGGGGGCCGCTAGACGAGCATGGTCACGTCATCAAGGAACTGCGCGGCAAGGAGTTCCAGAAATGGATACGGGCCATCCGCGCGCTCGGCTATCGGGTACAATATCGCGAGCTACGTGCCTGCGATTATGGAGCGCCGACATCGCGCAAGCGGCTCTACATCATCATGCGCAGCGATGGCGGGAAGATCGTTTGGCCGAAGCGCACGCATGGCCCGGCGAATGACAACGACGTGATCAAGGGCAAACTGCTGCCCTACCGCACGGCTGCGGAATGCATCGATTGGAGCATCCCTTGCCCCTCGATCTTCGATCGCAAGCGCCCGCTAAAAGAGAACACCGAACGGCGCATAGCGCACGGCATCATGCGCTATGTCGTCAACTCGGCGCGCCCCTTCATCATCCCGGTCACGCATAGCGGCGATGTGCGCGCCCATGACGTCGCCGACCCGCTTCGCACCATCACTACTGCCAACGGCGGCGAGTTTGCGGCGGTGGATGCGGTGCTCGCGCCTCACATCACCAAATTCCATAGCGGTTCAGTCGGCTCTGCAGCCGATGCGCCGATGCCGACGGTGACAAGCAACGGTGAACCTGCCCGGCCGGCTGGCGCGGTGCCTCTCGGTCTCGCCGGCGCCACCCTGGTCAGCGTGCGCAATGGTGAGCGTGAAGGCCAGGCGCCGCGTGCGATGAGTTTGGAGAAGCCGCTTGGTGTAGTGACCGCTGCTTCGTCTGGCTTTGGCTTTGGAGTGGCAAAGGTTGCCCCTCTTATCGATCGGCAGTTCGGGAAGTCGCGCGGTGCGCCTGCCAACGAACCGATCGGCTCCACCACGGCTGGCGGTGGCGGCAAGAGCGCTCAGGTCTCCGCATTCCTGTCACGCTTCCACAAGTCCAACACCAATGGCGGTCGAGGCGACTTGGGTGGGCCTCTCGGCACGGTCACCGCCGGGGGCCAACATCATGCCGTGGTCGCTGCGCACATCGAGCAGGCTAATACGGGCGGAATGCTCGGCCGGGAAGCCAGCCGCCCCTTCACAACCGTGACGACAACAGGGGCGCAGCAGCGCATCGTCGAGACTACCATGATCGAAGAGGGCGCTTTGCCCCCAGAGATGATGGATCGGGCGGTGAAGGTAGCCGCGTTTCTGGTGAAGTATTACGGAACCGGCGTCGGGCGTGAAGTCGACAAGCCGTTCGATACCATTACCACCCTACCACGCTATGCCGTCGTCACCGTGACGATCGATGCCGTCACCTATGTGATCGTCGATATCGGCATGCGGATGCTGACACCGCCTGAGCTTGCCCGGGCACAGGGCTTTCCAGATAGCTACATCCTCGATCCGGTGGTGCCGCAGTTGATCCGCGGCAAGTGGGTGAACAAGCCGCTCACGAAGGCCGCGCAGATCCGCATGATCGGCAACAGCGTTTGCCCCGACGTCGCGGCCGCATTGGTGGCGGCGAACATGCCCATAAACGCTGACATGAGGATGGCTGCATAATGACCACCAACTCCTTCGCGGGCGAGTGCTCGCATTGCAAGAAGATCGTCCAGCCTGGCGACGGCTTCGTCGTTGGGAAGCGCGGCGCCTGGAAGGTCACGCACAACGCCTGCGTCCCGATCGCCGACACCACCAAGTACAGCACAGAAGGGAAGAAGCCATGATTGCCGAGAAGGACATCCAGATCGTCTCCGACCTACGCCTGATCGCAATGACGCTGACGAAGCGGTGGGGCAGCGATAGCCGCTATCGCGCCGAAGTCCGCACCATGGGCGAATTCGTCGACTCCTGCGAGAAGATGCTCGCCGCTGGGCCGCCGGCCGGACATCACATCGTCGAGCGCACGTCGTCGCTCGCCCAAGTGCAGGAGGAACTGCACAAGTCCGTCTTCGGGCATGCGCCGGAGATGAGCCGATGAGCTTGCTCCAAAATATAGCCGCCATCATCGATCCGCCGGCGATGAAGACGATCGACGAATTGCGCGCCGAATGGGCGCAGTGGATGGTCGACAATAAGCCGCCGAACGGATGGATGCAGATCGACCCCGAAAAGCACGCCGAGGCATGCGCCCTCGACGAATTTGACGGCCTGGCAACGGTTCGAGCGCGGGCAATGCGCAAGGCCGGGCAGGTGTTAGAACTGATAGTCGTATCACCAGGCGACATGCTCAACGAATGCGTCGCGGAACTTGGCGACGGTCCGTTCACGGTGCAGCGAGACGCTGAAGGAGCGTGGCATGTGCGCTTAGTGGCCGATGCGCAAGAAGGGTAACATCACCCGGAACCTGCGAGCAAAGGCGCGCTGGCGCCGAGCGCTCGATGCCGCTGACGAGGGCCTGACGGTCGACCAAGCTGCCAAGGCAATCGGCATCAGCGTATCGGGCCTACGCACAATGCTGGGTCGCGAGACGGGATCACAGACATGGCCGCCGAAAAGATGATACCTGCACCACCCCATGACAGTCAGGTATGGAAGGTCGCCAGCGAATTGCCCGAACAAGGGCAAGAGGCGATCCTGCGCGGCGTCACGAAGATCACCGATGGCCGGGTGTTCATCGCCGCACAGGGCGCTGCGCTGTGGCAGTTACAGCTACTCGACCTGATCGGCGAGGATGACGCACTAACCCCGCTGGGCGTCGACGTGATGAAGGAACTTATGCGCCGAGAGACCGTCTGGCTGTCGCTCGATGGCCCAGACGACACACCACCGACTGCATGGGTGCAGCGGCATTGGACTATTGTCCACAACGCGGGCGAGGTGATCGTAAGCCAACTCGCCCATTGCTTGAAAGGAACATCGAAATGAGCGGGGGTAAGGCGATCGTATGGCAGATGCCGGTCTGTCGAGAGCTTCCACCTATGCTGCGGCGTGGGCGGCTATTGGCGGCCCGGCAGTACAAGCCCGGCACGATCCCGCGTCATGCCATCCTAGGCGGCTTCTGGGACATGGGATCGATCGTTCGCGACCAGATGCGAACTGTCGAAACTGACACCGAACAGACGAATTAGTTGACGCGCTTCAGTTTCCATTTGGGTGTAGAAACGGGGACGGCGGCAGGTCCACAAACCGCCGCCCCCGCCCATCGGCGCCGAGGCGGCGACACCGACGTGTGAACGCCCGCTAGATCAGCGAGCGTATCTGAAATTCCATCGAGAATGTGCGCGGCTTGACCCCGCCCCGCGCGAACGGTGGGTTACGTAGCCAGCCGAGATAGGTCCGGTTCTGGCGGTACGGTGAGAGCGCCGGGTCGAAGCAGCAGTAGATCACGCGGGTGGTACCGACGTACCCCGCCATCGGCGCGAAGCGGGTCTCGTACTCGTCTTCGTTCAGCCAGCCGAGCGTGAAGTTGAGCGTGCGCAGCCGCTTGCCAGGAACGACGTCGGCGACGCCGAAGCGGTTGATGTCGAGCGATCCCAGATCCTCGAAGCCGCGCTCGAAGTCCTTATCGTAGAAGCGGCTTGGTTCGTACTTGCGGCCGAGCACCAGGCTGGTCACCTCAAACCAGATATTATCCGGGCCGATCCAATCCATCTGGAACCACGTTGCTGCGAACATCTGCGGAAGCTCGAGATGGGAGTGAAAGCGGCCGTCGTATTGGTAGGTGGTGGCGACCGTGAAGAACGGCTGCACGCCACTATCGTAAGGCGCGCTCCCGCCGGTCACCTCCGCCTCCGAGTTGCCGAGACGAAGACGGTAAGCGGCTGTGGGGCTGGTGATGCAGGCGATCATCGCGAAGAAGTCGACAAGCGTTCCTGCCGGCATCTGCCCGCGGACCCAGCCGTCTCCCGTCGCAGTCTCACATCGCCATATCAGTCCGGTGGAGTCCAGCCTGGCCACGTTCGATGCTGGCGCGCCTGCCCCCTGCTGGCTGGCGGTGATGTTGGATAGGTCCGCCGGCATCACGAAGAACGGCTTGCGAATAGCAACCATGCTCAGGCGCCCCACACGTTGAAGGACGCAAGCTGCGTTGCCAGGTCTATGGTGATGTCGGTGATCATCACCTTGGCTTGCACACCGCGCTCTGTGTCGGTCATGGTCGCGGTGAAGGTGTCCTGGCTGTCGAGTAAGTCCTCAAGCCCTTCGATGTCGCTGGTGACGATCTGAAAGCGGCGCCGCTCCGGCGATAGCAGGCCTTGCCGCTCGTCGGCGCGGAACTGAGCCGCAGCCAGGTCGGCGAACCATGAGTCCACGGGATCGGCGCTTTGACGGGCCAGGTTTCCGTGCTTGTCCTTCACCCCCGCCGTCAGAGAAATGGCTCGGCGATATGGTTCGATGACGAAACCGATGCGGGCGGGGGTGGCGGACACTGTTTTCCTTTCAGCAGGACATGCGAGGTCGAAGCAGACCTGTAGGATTAACTGCCGGGCAGAGCCAGCACGTCGAACTGAATGCCGGCGGCTGCGGTGGTCACGGGAGCGATGACGGCGCCTAAGATGCTGACCGTGACGCTCTGCGTCGACCAGCATTTGATCGTTGCTCCGGTGGTGGTGACCGTTCCCGTGACCGGGGTGCAGATCGGCGCCTGCAACGCGCCGGAGGCGACATAGGGCGTGACGGTGAGTTTGGGCACAGACGACATCGCAGGCCAGGACACGGTGCCGGTGCCGCCGGTGACCGTGGTTCCGGAAACGGTGCGGCTGATGCGCGGTGCCTGCGCGTCGATGGGCCGATATTGCGGCGAGCTTCCTGGCATGCCGCTGTTCGCCATATCGGCCGGCGGGATGGTGGTCGCAGGTTTCGGGATCTGCGCCTGAATTGCCGCGATGTCTTTCGCGGTCGCGCCAGGTGGATACGCGACCTGGGCCGCAGCGCTTGGAATTACGAGAAGGGCGGCAAACGCAAGGATGTAGCGCATGTCGGGGTCTCCTTAGAACTGTTCTCGAAAGCCGACGGTAGTGGCGGCCGCAGCGCATACGCCGTAGATCGCGGCAGAGGTGTCCCAGCTATCTGCCACATAGGCGATTGCAGCCAGCGGCCAGCCGGTGCTCAGCGTGACGCCGCTAGGCCCGAACGCGCATTGCGTGGCGCTGACGACGGTGATGCCGAGCTTCTGCCTGCCTGCACGTTGAGCGACAACCAGCGTGGAGGTTGTGCCGACGCTGACCTGGCCTGTAACGACCGTGGCGCTTCCCCTGATCACCGTGGCACCCGTGATCGGCAGCGGCACAGTCGGCGTCACCACAACCGGCTTTCCGGTGTCGTCGATAAAGCGAGTGATTTCTTCCGCGAATGCAGGAGCGGGAGAGAGGGCGACCGCTATCGCGGCGGCGAGTATTCCGATTATTCTCATTTTTATTCCTTCAAGGTTGCTGATCTTCCGGGGATGCGATGGCCAGGCCTTGATCGATCAAAGACTGGCCCCACTGATGAAGCCGATCGAGGCGAAGGGTGTTCTCGACTAGGGCGTCGAACTCGGCGCGGGTGAGCGCCACGGCATCGGCACCGGGTCCGTCAGGATGCGAGGCAGTGTCAGCTTGGCCTGCGGCTCCGGCGATGCCGGCTGCACTTCGAGGATCGGTTCGGCTGATGTCTTGCACCCGGCGAGCAGCGGCGAAGCGAGCAGCAGCAGCGCGATCAGCGATCGTGTCTTGTTTCTCATGGTCAGCCCTTTCAGCGAGCAGGATGGATTTCTGTTCATGCGCCAGGCGCAGCGCGGTAGCGATGGCGGCCGCGCTCTTCTGAGCTTGGCGGAAGTTCGCCTTGGTGGCGATGTGGTTGGCCTTCTCTGCCTTGGCCAGGGCCTCGAAGCGATCGGCGGCCGCATAGCCAGCGCGGCCCCAGAGCAACAGGATCAGGCAGATGATGACCAAAGCCAGCGCAATGCCGGCGAACACCTTTGCGGTGACTGCGGAAAACGGGATCATGTATCGGCCTTTCTCATATCGTCAGCTTCGTCCTGGGCGGCACCAGCGACCTTATCAGCAGCGGCTTGGGCGGTGACTGGTGCAGACGTTACCGGATTGGGCGTGCTCTGTGACAAGCCTTCAGCAAGGGTGCTGCGTTCCTGACTTTCCCAGATCGATCGAATGGCCCCGATAACGAATTGGAATGAGAGAAGCAGCGCGGTCATGATGCCGGCATCGAGCACCGGGACCTTGCCGTCCGGGGTGACATGATCGATCGCCTTGGCGAAGGTAAACCCTATCAAAAAGAGCAGCCCGGCAGCGAGTGACGACAAGGCCACCAACCCTGCCATCTGGATGTGTATCTTTTTCATAGCGCCGCCTGGGCCAGGCTGACGTGATAGTTGAACTGGCGAAAGCCGGTGCCGTTATAACCCCGAACGAAGGGGATGCAGCTTTCGGGATCGCCGGGGCGGCAAGCGCGCAACTCGTCTTCGAGCTTCTTCATGCGGACGAACCGCACGAACGAATCGAGATGGGCCGGCTCGCCCGTTGCAAGCGAGAGCACCATGTCGAAACCGGAGGCGTAATCCATCGCCTCTGCATTCTCGCCGAGCACCTGAAAGGCACCCCACGAACAAGCGGCGATAGCGGCATCAGGATCAAGCGCGCATGCCTTCAGCAGCTTCGGATACTGCGCCGAGAACGCGCCGTAGCCGCCCTTGCCATAGGGGCCGCCCGATATGTCGGGAGCGACCTTATCGAAACGCCCCTTGCTGTGTGCGCTGAACTTGTGGCGCTCGAACAGGATCGATGGCCGTCCGTTCCCGTCAAATGCACCGCGGGGTGCCTCGACACGCCGCACGGCCTTGATAATCGCCACCGGCGCGCGCAGATCATCGGCGGCTCGCTGGATGTCCGCATCGGTAATTGCGACCGGGCTGCGATTGGTAAGCTTTGCCAGGAAGGCGGCGCGGCTCTTTCCGCCGAAGTCGCCATCATCGTCAACACCGAGCCGGCGCTGAAAGGCTTTGATCTTCTCTTCGCTCAAGATCGTTACTCCTGCTTGTCTGACAGGCCAAACGCCTGACGGATTTTTTCTGATACGAGATTGCCCATCAGTTCGATGACCAGCAGGCCAGAGAACCCCAGACCGATGCCCCAGATAACCGCCATGCCCACGCGCAGCGGCTTGCCGTCGCCGATGAACGGAAGCTCGCCGATCACGGCAGTGAACAGCAGGATCAGCAGCAGCAGCGTGAGAGCGATTTCTTGGGTACGGCTCAATTTGCGCAGCGACTTCGGGGCCACCATGCGCGAGAGAACCAACGCACACAGGGATAGGCTGAGAGCGAGAACCGGGACGTCGGCTCCGGCAATAGTGACGATCGCGGGACCTGCGCTGGGCGCAGCTAGGGCAGCAACGACAGCGGCAGGCTTCACCCCCAGCCTGCCTTGCCTACCGTCACTCCGGCTGAGATGAAAAGGACAACGGCGGCCAGCTTGAGCACGGGAAGGAATGCGAGCCAGTTCGGCTTCTTGACCTCACGACGTAAGTCTCCGCGACCAGCCGCGATAAGCTTCTGCGGAATCACCTGGGCGAGCAGCGCGCTGAGACCCATGGCGAATGTAAACGGGATCAGCGAGATGGCATCACCGATACGATCGATCAGGAACAGGACGATCATCGTTCCTGGCCCTTTCTCGCCCCAACACAGCATCACCAACACATCGGGGAAGGTGTTTATGAAAAACGTGAAATAGAGAAGTTGCATCATGATCCGGTACAGGCTGAGCGCCGACCATCCCGGGATGTATTCTGTGCTGACATACCGAAGGCTAACGCATGCGCCCAGCAGCTTATCCTTTCGCGTTTCATGCCAAATAGTTATGATTTGACCTACGCTCAAAAGCGATATCATCGACATGCTGAAAAGTGCGGCGCAGTACGTCCAAGGATTGTCAGCGAAGCTGGGCGGGAACGTGGATTGAACAATATATGCTACTGTTGGCACGCTCATGACGCATCCGCTCCGCCGTTTGGGTCAATGACCAGCCGCCAGTCGATGACAATGGCCGCAGCAAGCTCTGTCAGATTGCTCGCAGCTTGGATCGCGCATTTCGCCTTTCGACGGGCCGCCTCGATCCGGGCACCCACGGGACGCCATTGATCGGCTTGAGCAACCACCTCGCTCGCCAGTTCTTCGATACTCACCCCGACCGCTTCTGCTTCCGCCGTCAGGAACTCGGTGTTACCCGCCTCTCCGGCGAGTACGCGCCGCGCCTCCGCCTCCTTCACCAGATACGTGCCCATCTGCCCCGGCGTACTTGTGATGAAAACTGACCTGACCTTCTCCGCATCCTGATCGACGCTTCCGGCATACGATGCGCGGATCGCGTTCATGTCGATGCCGCTCGGATCGGTAGTCTGCACGGCCTGGCGCGGCACGATCATGACCGCAAAGCCAGGCTCAAGCACTTGGATTGCGGCCGAACCAACCGGACCCTGCCCCTTGGTCGCGAGCGCGCCGGTCTCGATGTTGTAGACGACGTAAAATTCCACCTCGGACTCCTAACGCTTAATTTCGTGGATTTTCAGGATGCTTCCAGTTTCGGCCCACGTTGTCGCATCATTTTCCTGCGAAATATAGACGATTGACAAGGTGTACGTGCCGGGCACCCACCCGGTAGCGATCCAATTCAATGCGATCGGAACTTGGAAGTTGTCGTTCGCACCGACCATCCAGATTGGCCATGTATCTTGAACGACGCCGTCATTCTGATTGATCAGCTTGAATTGACCGACAATGTCATCGCCCGACTTCATGCGTAAATTCGCGTACAAGTCGATAGAGCTTTCGAGGAATAATTTCTGGAACGTCAGTTGAATAATTTGAACTTGCTGACCGTATGTAAGCGTTACGGTACTGGCGAGGCGTGTGAACTGAACGGATTGCGCCGCATTCGCGGCTAGCTTGCTGGTATAGATCGTGCCGTCGACGAAGACGTCGCCGCGGATCGTCAGATCGCCGATGATGTCGACGCCGGCCTGGATGTTTCCGTCATTGTCGAGCGCATAGACCGTAAGCTGCGCGCGGCCGTCACCGGCGACCGCCTCTTTTGACCAGCGCGCGCCGGAGGTGCGATCGTATGCTGTGGCCGCAACCTCTTCCACGGTGTTCAAGCGCGGGCTTTGACCATTGACGTCGACCTCGAGGATTGTCTCAATCCGTGCAGCAGCCTCATCAGCACTGGCGGCAACGGTCTCGACGGTTTCTATACGTGCAACAGCATCACCGACGTCGGTTTCTAGAGTTTCCGTTCGCGTTTCGATATTGTCGGCGCGTTCGATGATACCATCGGTCAAAGTGTCGATTTCATCGATCGCGTCATGCGCGCTTGCGATGCTGAGAAGCACATCATCAGCATCGACGCCACCGACCGCGTTGGTGTCTTTCGAGGTGTTGTCGCCGGTCACATCCGCACCAGCCTGAGCAGGTTGCAGATCCTCGACGGTGGTGCCATCGGCATACTTGATGCCAGATGCCTGCAGGGCGTTTGTCAGCGTGTCCCAGACGGTGAAGTCGGTTCCAGGCAGCACGCCGGCGCGCGGCGTCTGGCTGATGAAGAGCCAACGCGAACCATCCGGCAAGGAGACGATGTTTCCGTCACGATAGATCGTGGTGGCCACATAGTCGCCTCGATCGATCAGCGGGGCATCATAGGCAATCTCGTCGAAGCTCTGCTGCCGCCAGTTGCGTTGAGCGGCCATTGTCGTCTGATAGTACGGCGCGCTGACCGATTGTTCGACCGCCGACTTGACCTGCGGCACGGCGCGCCCCTGCACATCGAACGTCAGGAGCGGGGCGGAGGCGAGGCTGGGCTTGATCGGGGTGAGCACCCCCAGGTTGCTGATGAACACCTGCCAGTTACAGGGCAAGATCATGCGGCGCGCGAAGTCGAGCAATGAAACCTGATCGGTCACCATCGCATCGGAAGCCGTTGACCCTTCGGCATCAAAGGCGCCTAGCCTGCCGGTGTCGAGCTTGTCGGCTGAGAGGCCAGCGATGCTCGCAGCCAAGCTCACAAGTGCCCCGGCCCCGGTTGGCGCCGACGAACCGACGACGTGGCCGCGGATGTCGCCGGTAATCACGCCGGCGGCAGGAGCACCGAGACGGATCATGCCGAGCGCGTTGCAGGTCGCCCACGCCCCTGGGCGTATCGTTGCTGCAACCAGGGCGGCATAGGTGGTGTAATCTGCGATCGGCGCACCGAATGCGCTGGCTCTTTCGTAGAGCGCTTCGACGCCTTCAATCGGCCCGTAGCCGCTGAACTGGTACACGATATTGACAGCGTCGACGAGCACCGGCTCGACGTTGCGCGGACGGCCGAGCGCCAGCGGCTTGAGGCGACCCTTCAAGTCTGCGCCGCCCTCCGCGTCGCCAGTGCCGGCATAAGTGCGGGTCAGGACGTCAGCGCGAAACGGCTCCACGTCGACCGCCGCTCTGACGCCCATCTTCGGGTATTCATCGCCGGCATAGTCGGTGATTTTGCCAGAGAAGCGCACCTGCCAGTTGACATAGCTGTTGCCGACCTTGCCGACACGCACCTCGATCGCGGCTCCCATCCAGATGAATGAGGCGATCGAGGGGTATCGCTTCGCGGTCTGATGCAGATTGAAGGCAAACGCGATCTGCCCAGGATCAACGCCTTGCTCGAAGTCGCCATTCCAGAACTGCATGCCGATGCTCGGCGCCAGCGTGATCGACGGCTCCCACGATTCCCCGCCCAGACCGGTCACGGCACGATCGTCGACGCTGCAGAGCCGCACGGTGGTTCGTGCAGCCCTGCTCGTATCGAGTGGCGTGATCGTGATCAGGCAACCAAGCATCAGAAATTACCTGCGAACTGGATCGGAAGCGACTTCGCGCCGAGTACCGCCGCGAGGGCAGCAGCGTTGGCCGCCGGCTGTGCGATAAGGTTCCGGTTCAGTGCGTCAAGCTGGCTCGACAGCACATCAGTCTGCTTCTCGATGCTCGTCTTGACCTGGCCAGTGCTATCGAACGGGTTGGCAGAACTGCTGGCGATCGAAACGACGTTCGCCTCGGCGTCGATGCGGTTCTTGGTCAGCGCCGTCACCTCGCCAAGCCGATCGAAGTAGCCTTGCTGTGAACCATAGCGCTCGCGCTCGATTTCCAGCAAAGACTGCGCTGCCTGGGCGAAGTCATCGTATGCCGTGGTATCACCAGCAGCCACACGGGCCTTGAGCGGATTATAGGCCTCGATCGCCGCACTGTTCCGATCCCGCAACGAAAGCGCGTCATTGTTGATGGTCAGATCATCGAGCAATCCCTTCAAGCTCGCTACTGTCTGCTTGCCCTTCTCGTCGATGATTTCCTTGCGCTTGATGCCATACAGTTCCTCAAGCTGCGCCATCTCTTCCTGAGTGGCACCAGCCCGGGTGGCGATGCTGATCAGATCCTCAAACGACTTGTTCAGATCATCGATCGCCGCGCCTACCGGGTCTTTGATCGCGCGCAGTTCCTTGAACGCATTCTCGAAGGTGACCGCATCCTGCAAGGCGGATTGCAGATCCTTGCCCTGCTTGATGATGTTCTGCGTCGTAGCGCGGATGCCGGTCAGGACGCCCTGGCTGATCGCATATTCGACGCCGGCCGAGATGGCTTCTTCCTGCGTCTCATACGACTTGCGCCCAGCCGAGTTGCCTGGCGTTGGGTCGAAGGTGTACTTGTCGTCCTTCATTCCCAGCGAGCCCAGATTGAGGCTGCTGTTCAACTTGGCGCCGAACTGGTCAGCGATGTCGTTGAGCGAACTGATCAGGCTATCCGCAGCAGTGCCGGCGGCAGTCTTACGCGAGGTGGAGTTGCCGGCAGTGGTATAGGTTGCCGTGCCATCATCGCTCGCTGTGATGTTGTTGGCATAACCCTTCTTCGTCTTCTTGAAAAGGTTGCCCAGCAGACCGCCGGCGATTGAGCCGATGATTTCCCCGCCCGGGATCGGCAGGAACGATCCGACCGCGCCGCCAAGCTGCGCCCCGGTGCCGGACATTTTGATGCCGATCGCATTGCCGATGCCCGAAACCGTGCTGCCAGTAGCCGCGCCTGAGAGAGCCCCGCCTAGCTTCCCTGACAGTGCGCCACCCTTCCCGCCGAATATGCCGGTAGAGTCGACCAAGCCCTGCGCGCCGCCAAGCACTGCACCAACCTTGCCGGCCTGTGCGTAGCCGGAGATGGCGCCCTTCGCCACGGTGCCCAACTGCTGCGCCAGCTTCGTGCCAAACAGCGGCTCCAACTTCGATACCAACGGGTCGACGATCCCCGCCGCAAACATGTCGGCAAGTTCCTTGATCGACTTGCGCGAAATTTCAGTAGGCTTTTTTCCATTTACGACAATTTCGCCATCTCCGCCTTGCCCGCCTGAAAGAGACATCGCGCCCGGCGGGTTCAGGCCGCCGTGCCATCCAATCGTCTGGCCGTTCATAAGGGCAGAAAAGGCCTGATTAAAATCGGCGCTGCCAACTGCCGGTATTGATGAAATATTATCATTGGCTGGCAGCAAGCTCGATACGGTAGAACCGGCGCCGGCGGCATTTTTGACCGCAGCCGTGAAGTCGCCGAGCGCCAGGGTAGCGACGTTCATCTCGGTCGCGAGATGCTGGCTTTCCTTGCCCAGCGGCGACTGACCGCGAAGCTCGTTTTCGATGTCGCGGAACACCGAACCGAAGACGTCCTCGAAGATGCGCTTACCCTGCAAGTCCGCCAAGCTCTTCTTGAGGTCGCCGAACAGGTCGACCTTGCGACCTGACAGGATGCTGGTCAAGTCGCTCTTGACGGTGTCGAGCGCGTCGATCTGCGCCTCGAATAGCGCCTGCTGCACCTGCAGTTCACGAGTCCGCGCCTTTTCGGCCAAGGTGACCCGGCGAACAGCCGCTTCCTGCTCTTCCGTCAGCGGGCCAAGCAGGTCCGTCATTCGATAGACGTCGGATAGGGCGTCCGCTTCGTCCTGCATGCCGCGCGCCAGCAAGCCCTGCACGGCTAGGCGGCGATCAGCATCCTTCGCCATGTCTCGGAACGGGCGCACCAACGCATCGTCGACAACGCCCTTGGCCTCTTCGGCATCCTTGATCATCTGCTCGAACCCGGGCGGCTTGCGCTCGCTCAAATCCTTGATGATCGCGTCGAGTTGCCGGGTCGCCGCGCTGGCCTGATCGACAAGACGCGGCTGTTCGTTGAAGCGCTCATTGATGCGCGCGATGGATTCGCTCGATCGCTCCCCGAACCGGGCAAGCTCTTCCTGCTCGCGCTTCAATGCCTCCGCTGCAGCCTCTGCTTTGCGCTGCGCCTGCTCCTGCAAGCGCTCGCCGCGTGCTGCGGCCGCCAGGCCATCGACGGCGTAAGTGCCGCGAGGATCGACCGCCTTGCCGTTGACGCGAAGTTCCTGATGCAGGTGAGGGCCGGTGCTTCGACCGCTTCCATCCGCGCCCGGGGCGCCGCCGGATAGCCCGATCTGATCGCCAGCGGTCACAACTTGGCCCTTGGTGACGCCGATCTTGCTCAGGTGGGCGAGACGGCTGATCGTGCCGCCACCGTGGTCGATGAAGACGACGTTGCCGTATGCGCCCAGCTTGCCCGCTTCGATGATGGTGCCGCCCTGCGGCGCGCGGACCTGCGTTCCGACCGGCACGGCGATATCCAGACCGGCATGCTGGTGAGTACCGCGATCTTCGCCAACTCGCCCGCTTACCCGCCCGCCTGTGACCGCCAAGCCGAAAGCGGCACGCTCGAGGCTCTTTCCCTTCCCTTCGGCGTCGCGCGCCGCCTTGATCGCGGCGTCCCGGATCTGCTGCAAGTTCTTGAGGCGCCTCTCGTACTCGCTCGCGCTCAGGTAGGAGTCGCTGCTGGTCGCCAGCGCAAGCGGGTCAGCGCTCTTCTCGCGCTCGACAGACTTGCGGCGCTCCTCATTCAGAAGGCCCAAAGCCTCCTTGTACCGATTGGTGGCGGCGGCCGACGCATCCAGTTCGTTGGTGACGCGCCGCTGCGACAGAGCGATGTTCGCGTTCTCAGCCGCGGTGCGCGCATCGGCAAGTGCTGCCTGGTCGGTGGTGATCTGGCCCTTGAGCCGCCCGATGTTCTGGGTGTTGTAGACGGCGCCGACGACATCCAGGCCGTAACCACCGACACGGCTCGTCGCCTCCGCCAAGGCTTTGCGGTTGTCAGCAAGGCGCTTTTCGAGTGCCGCAACGCTCTGCTGCGCGGTGTTCGACTGCTGGTTGAGATAGTCGCCCTGCTCGGTGATGGCGTTGCGCGTCTCGGCGGCCAACTGCTTCATCGCGTCTGCTGCCGCATTGCCCTTGAGGGCCATAATGTCGAGCGTGCGCGTGAAGTCGTAAGTCTTGGTGTCAGCCTTCTCCGCTTCCTCGCCAACGTCCAGCAATTCGGTGGCGAGCGTAACGGCCGCACCCACAGCCAGGCCAACACCCAAACCCCATGGCCCGGACAAGAACGTGGCGAACCGACCGATGGTGGCATGCGTCTTGTTCGCGCTGTTCTCCAAACCGCTCAGTGCGAACGCAAGCTGTGGAAGCTGCTGCGCGAAGACGACGCCGGCGCGCTGGCCGGAGTACAGGGAGATTCCGATGTCCTGCAACTGCTGCCCGGACTGAAGCAGCGCCACACGGTACGCGCCCTGCGACGTGATCGCGCTGCGGGTCGCCGTGGTGCCCAGGTTCACCTGATCCGACATGCGCGCCTGAATGGCGTTGTAGCGGGTCTGATCGATGATGTTCGCCTGCAAGGCATCGTCAAGCACGCGAAGCTGTGCCGCATAGCGCTGCTGCGCCGCCACAGCAGGATCAACTTCGGCCTGCAAACGGTCGACTGCCGTAGCCAAGCGCGTCGTAGTAGCAGCGGCATCCTCTTCGGCCTGCTGCTGCTCGCGGATCGCCTTAGTCACAGACGCGCTCTTGCCGGCGACCCGACCGAGCACCTGCTCGAGCGTGGTCCCAGATACTGCGGCGCGATCGATCGCAGCCTCGCCGGCGACGATCGCGTCTACTCCGGTCAGGTTGCGGCGGGGATTGACCGGAGCGCGCGCCTGCGCGGCCGCAGCAGCAGCCTCGGCGCGCGCGCCGCGCTCGGCTTCATCAGCCGCCTCGGCCAGCGCTTGGGTGACTTCCTTGCCCTTGCGCGCCACGCGCCCAAGCACCTGATCCAGCGTCGTGCCAGAAGCGGCGGCGCGATCGAGGGATGCTGAACCACTTAACAGCGCGTCGATGCCGGTCTTGGTATTGAGAGGTCCGGCGCGCGCCGGGCGATTGCCGCCTGCAGCCGCATCGCGCTGTGCCCGCGCTAGGTCGCTAGTTCCGCTGGCGGCATCATCCAGCGCTTTCTGCAGACGGGTGTACGTAGTGATTTGATCCTCGGCGACGCGCAGCGCTCGATCGGCTTCGGCAGTCTGTTCGGTCAGCGCGCGCAGATACTCCCGCGTTCGAACGGAGGTGTCGTCAGTCTCCTTGGCCAGCGCGGACGCGACACGCGCCGTTTCCGCCAAGGTCTCACGGTAGACGCGCACCTGCGCCGCCTGTTCTCGGAACTTGCCCACGCCAAGATCGATGCGACCGAACTCAGAGCCGATCCGGCCAACGGCATCGCTGGCAAGCTTTTCAGTCTCGCTGAACGCGGCCTTGAAGCGCCGCTTGGTTTCGTTGGCTGCGCGCTCGCCCTCACTGGCGAACTTATCGAAGACGCCGTTTTCCTCGTAGCGCAGCGAAATATAGGCGGGAAGCTGGTTGGGTACGGACCCGGCCATATCAGCGACGTTCCTTTTCGAGTTCGGCGGAATAGATCGATGGCAGATTTGCCCGCACATCGTTCAGCAGATTGGTGATGTTCACCCTTGCGGCGCGCGCGGTGAACGGGATGCCGATGAAGGCCACGACGAACTTCTTTTCGATCTGGCCGCGCCTGGCAGTGCCGCGCTTGGTGAGAGACTTGGCGCTGCGCTTCCGGCCCGAGATATCGACACCGACGTTCTTGACCACAAGCAGGGGACTGCCATTGACGGACTTGATCAGCACCAACGGCCCGATCTTCGTATCGAAGCCGCGTTGGCGCCACAGGGCAGGCGTGAGGCGCTGCCCCTCGCCCTTTGCATTCGATCCGGCGAGCCGCCTGATCTGATCAGTCGGAATCCACAACCAGCGCGAGCGCACCGGACGAATGTCGCCCCCTTCGGTATATGACTTGATCGCTCCGAGCGTGCGCTCCGATTGCGAGCGGATGAAGAACTGCGCCGAGACCGCGAAACGATCGCCGGCGTAGCGCTTGACCTTGTCCTCTCCGCGGGCATCAATCGCATTGCCCAGACGGCCAAGGCCAGCACCAGCGAACGAACGCCGGATGCTGACCTTGCCGCGCGCAGCCGCTACCTTGACGGTACGGATCGCGGCTCGCTCATGGGTCTGGATCGCGTCCCGACGGAAGTTGTCGTAATCGGCCCGGCGCGGCCCGCGCGCTTCGCCCCTAAACATCGCGCTTCGGGTCAAAGTCGTGGAGCGCCGTCGCTATCGTCGCAAAAGCCTCGATCAGGATGTTTGGCTGATCGAGATAGGCCTTGCCGTCAGGCCAGACCCGCCCAGCCATGCCCATGTCGCACCGGCGATACATCGCAATCATCTCGTACTCCGCATCACCGACTAGGAACCTGGGGTTGGAGGTGAAGGTGCCTACACCCTCAACCTCCCAGCTTTTTACGCCTCGCCAGTCTGTGAAGCGACCGGGGTCGCTTCGGATGGCGCAGGCGAGACGGAGTTTCCCAACGCCTCCTTGGTGCTGAACATCCGGGTCACGCATTCGCGCCCGAGTTGCTGTGCGGGCCGAGCATCACTGCCCGGGTTATGGGTCAGTCGCAGCTTATCGATTGCGTCAGCAATCAGCATAGCGACATCGAGGGTCAGATACCGACCACGCTTCTTGGGCAGTTCAATGTCGACGTTCTCGAAGCCTTCGATGATCGCAGCGTTGATGGCGTGACCCTGCATGCGGCGGAACTGATTGTTCTGCGCGTTCATGCGGCGGTACGGCGCCCATTCTCGCGCCACCTCTTCGAGCACAGCCTCAATCCGATCTTCGCCCTCATACGTCCATTCGGGCATATCCTTTGGATCGGTGAGGGCGTGCTCCTTTTGGAACTCGTCGGCGGCGTCCCACCACTCGCGCACGGTGGCTTCCCAGATAATGCCGTCGTCGCGGCCTAGAATCATAGGCAGGCCCTTGACGATTTCCTCGCGCATCGCGTGCTCGGAATGAACGACGCAGCCCTCGTCATCCAGCAGCCAGCGCATGTGCTCCTTGTCGCGCGGCGACCCCCAGCGAAGATAGAACTTCGGCGGGTTTGGCAGGCCGGGAAGATCGCGAAGGGACTCTGGCGTGAACTCTTCTGCAACGCCAACTTCATGGGGGTACTTGGTAGTCATAGGTTGTGGACCTTCAGTATCTGTGATTGGAATAATCATATTAAAGTCAGATTGTACCTTTTTGTATTATCCGCGTACTAATCGATTATAATCCTGACATGGGTAGAATGGAAATATCAGGTGGGGTTAAATCGCACCAGAATAGAGGGCGAAGTAGAACTTCAATAGTTGTACTACTTGGATCGTCTGAAGGGCCAAATTCCATATCGAAGAAAGGGGCGTACCACCCTGATGTCCCGTCAATACGCAAAGGCTCGCGAACCTTGTCGAAATATCTCCCTATTGCCGCACGCAATTGAGAATTGTCCGGCCATGCATATGCACGATCCGGTACATCGTAGCGCTCACACCACAACAACATAGCGCGACCATCCATCCGGTCCTCCGGCAAGTCGCAAATAGGTTTCCAGTCCATCACACTGCTCCAAAAATAAGATCTACCCTGATTATGGTCAAACCGCCCAATTCACCTTCGCCGCCGCAGCGAAGGCGGCGAACAAGGCGTCATCGTTGCCGCCAGCACCATACGCCCGGTCAAAGAACGCCCACATCGCCCAGCTACCGGCGAAGTTGAAGCTACTCGAGCCACTCGCTCCTACGCCGAAGGGCAGCGGGTTCTGACCGCCAGCATAGGCCACCGGAGAGTCGGCCGTGAGCAGCGGGACAGCGCTGCCGAGGAAGATCCGGCTGCGCTTGTTCGGCGCATCGTGGCTGACACCGAGCAGATAGCTGCCGTTGCTCGCGACTTGGCCGGTGGCCGTCGCGTACGCCGCTGATCCGGTGCCAGTACCATCTGGATCCACCGTCAGTCGGCCCTGGGAGTCGGCCAGGAAACGAAAGCCGCTAGAGCTTGCTGCATCATTCAGGATGTTGTCGCCATCCTTGAGGGTGCCAAAGTTAACCACGGCCATGAAGGTGAAGCTTGCAGGAAGGATGAAGGCAGGCCGGTAGGGCGCCGCCCCGGTCGCCCCGCTTAGCGTCACGGCGGGCTTGCCGTTAAGAGCGGCGAGCGCATCGCTGAATGTCTTCGTGATGCCGGCGACCGTCACCGCATTCATCGCCCGGTCGGTGAAGCCGCTATTGACCGTGGCCGCCTTCAGCTTTTTCGCGCGGGCGAAGGCTATAAGTCCGGGCACGACAATCGCGGCTTTATCGACCGCGTCCATGTCGATCGGCGCGTAAGCCGTGTTGCCGGTCACGCCCGGGACGGTGATGGCAGTACCTGTCGGTATGGTCATTGTTAGTCTCCTTATGAAATGGTGAGGGCGATCTGTTGGTGACAGGCCCAGTTGTGCATGGCGGAACCATCGGCGCAGGCGTCAGCGGAGGTATCGCGGATGCACGATCGAGCGCCGGCCGTGGGTCCGGCAAGTTGGCCGACGGTGCCGATGTCAGCGATGCCGATCGTCCAGCCTGACCCAGCAGGGGCGCTTGCGGCGGTGGCCGTCAGCGTGATGCCAGATATGCTGATCGACGAGAGGGCGATTGCCGCATTGGTATCGGTGTTGACGAGGCGCACGCCGTACTGGCCCGGATCTGTCACTGCTCCGGCGGCATCGATGAAGCAGTTCTTGTTGAACGTGACCGAGATGGCCGTGCCAGTTGCTGAGGCGGCGGTGGCATAGAGCGCGCCAGTGGGCTGACCAGCGCGAACCAGGGCGGCGGCGCGCCCAGCATACTCGCCATAGCGGCGGTAGCCTTGGGACAGCTTGTGAATGCCGTCCGGCGAGAACAGCGGATCGAAATACTGAGGCCCGATGACCTTGATCTGTGCCGGGTTCGTAATCGCGGCATCGAGGATCGCACGGGGCGAATTAGCTGTTGCCCTGTTCAGCCCAGGAGCCGTCCAACTCGACGGCTGCCAGCAAAGCAGCGGGCGGATGAGCGCGTCGCCCATGATCGCGGCGATGTCGGCCGACAGGTCGGATTGGAGCTGAAGCAGCGCGGCCTTGAAGACGGCCAGCGTCTTATCGTAGTCGCTCTCGCCCTGGTCATAGGCCACAAGGGGCACCTCAAGCGTGACCCCGAGATAGTCCGCCATGGCCTTCGCGCGCTCGATGGACCTGATCAGATTGGCGTACGGCTTGGTGCCCTTCTGTAGGTACTGAATGGGGCTGCCGCCGATCGCGAAGGTGTCGAGTAGAAGCGCCGACGACGCCTCGGTTACTCCGGCGCGGTTGAGCCACTGCGCGATTCCGGAGAGTTGCGTCTCGCCAGCGTTGGTAACGAGTGCTTCCTGCAGGTTGGTGAGGGTCAGCAGGCGATCGTCTGTGACCGCCCGCAGATCATCGGAAGTAATCCGATCCCATGTCGGCCCGATCAGAGGGCGAGCACCGCCGTTGAACATCAGCGCCCGGCCGGGGGCGATTGCTGATGTGGTGTAGAGGGCGCCGGAGGAGATCCCCACGGCCAGACTCTGGCCGTACATCGGGATCATGATCAGGCGGGTGTAGGTGCCCGGCGCCCAGGGGCTCAGGCTAAATTGCCGCCGATCGCGGGTCGTGCCTTGCCGATCGATCCACTTGAGGTTGCCGCCGACGATCTTGGGAGCGGGCAGGACAGCGCCAAGCTGGGATGCGATCTTGACGTCGGTGGTGTCGCTCAGCAGTCGCACCGACCCGTCCGTGTCGATCACGGGAATTAGCGCATCGTAGTTCACCGGCGATACGCCAGTCGAAACCGCATAAGGCACTCCGCCAGCAGCATCGATGACAGCGAACAGGTAGCCGTCGTCGAGGAAGATGGGCTGGTACGACAACTGGGATCCGGTGAGACCCACCAGGCCGCCCAGCAAGGGCGTAGCACTTACCGGGTAGCCGTTGCCGTCGAAGGAACCACCTGCGTATCCGTCGTCGAGAAAGATGGGCGTGATGCCAGCGGCGACCGCGCCGCCGGCTCGTACAGTGAGAGCGCCGATAGCACTGGTGGTCGCAGCGATTTCCAGCCCAGCAGGGCTTATTTGACGCCCCAGCAGAGTTATTGCGTCGATCGGAAAGCCATTCGCGTCAAACAAGCCGCCGGCATAACCATCGTCGAGAAAGACGTTCTGCGGGATCGCGCTTCGCTCTGCGGCGGTAGAGAACTGCTTATCACTCGTTTCCACAACGAGCGACGCATCGAGCAACTTGTCGCCAGTTACAGACCGCAGCTTTGCGTAAATGTCAGTTGTAGGCATCAGGCGATAACCTCAAGCGTGATGACGGTGTCGGCCGGCACAAGGCCGCTCAGCAGGAAGTCGCGATATGACACGATCTGGCCGGTGGCGGTGGTGTGGCTGCGCGTCGATTTGTCAGGGGAGATGGCAAGGCCGCCCAGCTTGAAGGCGCTCGGATCGGCTTGGCTGGCGGGCTGCGAATACCAAATGTAGCCGTCCGCAGCTGTGGTGAAGGTAAGTGTCCGCCCGATCTCTGTGGCGAACCACAACTGCGACATGGCGTTCACATCAGCGCTGGTGATGCCGCTAGCCTTGTTGATCGTGCCGGCGTGGCCCTTGTTGGCGAAGGTGATGCTGACTGTCTTCGTCTTCGTGTCGGTTCCGCCAGGAGCGCCAGTGTTCTGGGCGGTTAGGGTTAGGGTCCGCACGCTGTTCACGCCATTGTCGGTAGCGTTGAAGCCTTCAAACGGACCCGTAGTGGTCACCGCACCGGACACACTATCGGTCACCGTGAAACTGGTAACCGTGCCTCTTATCGCGCCGGCAATGGCGACGTTGGCGATGCCGCCCGCTTCAATGATCGATGGCGTGGCGATAAAGTCTGTGATTTGAAGGCCGCCGCCGTATTCAAGCCGACTTACGCGATACTTGATACCATCCAAATCAAGTTCTGCTTCCAACTCATCAGAGAGGTAGTGAGCCGTTAGCTCAAGAGAATTCATCGTGTCACGCACACTGGAAACCTGTTCCGGTGATGCCGGCACTCCATCGATCGTAATAGGGAAAGGAGGCATCGTCTAAATTCCAAATCCTAGTGTTCCAACCCCGCCGATGCCTAATAGGCCGAGTCCCTGAAGCCCGAAGGCATTCAGGGACGGCGACGGGATTAGGCTAAAAAATATGGGAAGTTGATGCAGACGTTGCGGTCGAATACATCGACGTACATGTCGCCAGTTTCCGTGATGAAGTCCTGGCCCAGCGTTGGCGACTGGTAATTGAACCGGGCATCGGGAACGACAACCTGCACCAGTTTGCCGCCGGTGTAGCCCCACTGCGCATAGACCGGGTAATAAGCCTGACCTTCCGCCATCGCCAGCGTGTAGAACTGCGCCTTGAGATAGGCCTGGCGGTCCATATTGATGGTGGTGGTCGACTCCACTAGTTCGCCGGCGCCGGAGCCATCAGCATAGTTCGGATCAGGCGCATAGGCGGTGCGCAGGCCGAAGTCGACGGTCAGGTTCGATCCACCGACCGCCTTGCCAGCGACGAAGAGCTTGCCATCCTTGAACGACGGCGTCGCGCCCTTGGCCGGGATCGCCGGCGTGGCTTCGTCCCCATAACTGTTGATCGTCGCGGTGTAAGTCACCTCGAACGTCGGAGTGGTCGCGCCGTCCCGGGTCGACACCGGCATCACCCAGCGCAAGCCGGAGATGCGGAAGTTCACCAGATCGTAGCGCATGCCATCAAGCCACTGGCTGACCGAAAGCAGCGGTGCGTCACTTTCGCTGATCGACCGCTGATAGGAGACTTGCTTGGGGATCTGGTAGGTTCCGCTCGCGGCCAGGTCCAAGGTCTCCATCAAGGCCGCCAGCTTGGCAGCGCTGTAGCTGCGGATGGCCGTGATCTTGTCGCGCGCCGGGCCGATGATGGTGGGCAGCAGCAACGCCATGCCCTTGTAGAGGTCGACAGCGGTGCCTGCGGTGGCGCCGAGCGTAACCGCAGTGGTGGTGTTGCCGGCACCACCGATCGCTTCGGCCGCAGCCGGGATGGGTGCGCTGACGATCGTTTCGGTGAACTTGGCGGCCTTGAGCACGCGGCCAGGGATGTAGGCATTGGCCACGGGGACGTCATCGCCGCCCGGGGGCCGCATGTTGATGTTGAAACTGCCGCTGATCGTCTTGCCGACGACGTCGGGGCCGTTCTTGTGGATCGAACCCGTGTACTCCGGATTTTCGACGGTAATGCCGGCGATCGAGAAGTTCAGGTTCGATACGGGATAAAGGTCGAGGCTCGCCGATGGAATCACAAACACATCGGTCTGTGCTTGCATCGCGAACGCCATAGCGGTTTTGTTACTCTTGCGTGCCATGTGGCTATCCTTTCGGGCTGGCGATTACTTGGCGTCGTCGCCGACCGGCGGGTCGGCAGGGTCGGCGGGCGGAACGTCGACACCGCTCTGCAGCGGCTCAGCGACATAGGCGACGGGGCCGAGCAGATCGGCGATGCGCTTGCCCTCGATCGCCTCGATGATGTCGGCGACGGTGGCATCCTGCGGCAGGACAACAGCGTCCTTCTCAGCGATCTTGATCAGGTCGGCCTTGGACTTGCCCTTGAGGCTGGCGCCGACGTCGAGGTCGATACCGCGCCCGGAAGCGACGGCTTTTGCTGCTGCGAGTTCCGGACTGTCACCCTTGTCCAGGGCGTCGTGCAGCGCATTGAAGTCCACCGCCTCGGAAGGCAGCGGGGGTACTCGAATTTCATCGATCATGTCAGTGTCCTCAGGATGAGACGATGGTGAAGTGGTCGCCCCGCGGCGTGTAAAATGCGATGGCAACCTGTAGCGACGCTCCGCCGACGCTGCGGCCGTTCTCCATAGGAGGGGCGACGTTCAACTCTTGGGTGTCTTCGAGACGGTCGCCGAGAGTTCGATCTTGGTGAAGTGCGGCGATCAGGTGAGCGATGCCGGCGCGGTTCGCGCGGCTGATGACGCCCACTGTCTCGCTCGACTCGATGCGCTCGAAGTTGATCAGCGCCTGGTGCCGGGTCTGCCCCTGCTCCATGGCCGGATCGAAGTCGTACGCTTCGGCGTAGATGACCCAGCAGGGCATCTCTTCGACTGTGATGCCGTCTTCTGGCGACCGGTCGGGGAAGAAGGTTTCGGTGGCCAGCGGGGCATAGCCCTCCGCCAGCGCGCAGAATGCGTCGATGATCTGGGCGAGCGCGTCGAGTTCTTGATCAGGCACCAGGCATCACATCCTTCACATCGAAAACCCAATCGGACCCGGAGCTATCCGAACCCGGCTTGATGGGCTTGAACGTGCTGCCGGGGCGCTTTTCCAGCCTGATCCGGTCGGCGTTCGACGGCTTGGCCGGAACGCTCGACTTCATGATCGAAACGCGAATGTTCTGGTCGACCACGTCCACGCCCTCGATGCTGCGGGTCTGGTCGGAATAGTCGACGATGGCGGCCAGGGACAGCCACTCGCTGCTGCCCCCAAGCCTGTACTGAATGGTCTCTCCCAGCGTCTCCATCGTCACGCTATCCAGCATGGCGTCGAAAGCTGTGAGGCGAGGTAGACCCATGATCACGCCGCCGGCGCGTCGTCGACATCGCTCTCGGCTTCGTATGCGGCGCGTGCCGCCTCGATCGCCTTGATGATGTCCTGGTTGGTGTTCTCTTCGGATACGCCGCCGACTTCCTCATCGGCGGCGATCTGCAGCAGTTGCGCCTTCGTCTTGCCGGTCAATGCCGGCGGCACGTAGTCTTCCGAGAAAGGCTCGACAGGCGAGGTGGCGCCGTCTTCCTGGCAAGCGCCAGACTGCTGCTCGCCACCATCCTGCTGCGAAGCGGTCTCGATCGCCTCTTCCAGATCGACGTTCTCCGGCAGGGTGATCACGCCGGTGTCGATCGCGGTGTGCAGCAGCGCCGTGATGCCGGAAACGCGCGCCCACATACGGGACGCATGATCCTGCAACTCGACGATCTGCTGACGAAGTAGCGACAGATCATTACCGCCGTCCTGCGGCGAGAGGTCTGCAATCCCGTTCCCGCCGCTGAACTCCGTCGCCAGGCCAGCTTCCTGGCTGCGCGTGAAAGCGCCGATGGGCTGCGACAGGGAAAGCCGAGGGTCATCATCCAGACCCTCGACGTAATCCTGCTTGAACCCGCCGCCCCGCAAGCCCATCGCTGCGATGCCGATGCGCTCGCGCTCCGACTCCCAGCCGCTCGGCGGTTCGATCGTCTTCTCGTCGATCAGTCCTTGCACGAACTCTTCCTCAACCAACGGGCTTTCGCCCGGGTTGAGAACTACCATGCTCAGGCCGTCATGGAAGAACTTCGAGGCCAGCACGTTGACACGAATTTTTGCCATGTCTCGCTCCTTAGATCGTGACGGTCAGGACAAGGTCCGGACGTCCGTTGACGAAAAGCGGGTAGGAGTAAATCTCCGGCTGCACCCACTGCTTCTTCTTGCTCGTATCCTCTTCGAGCAGAGGATAGTAGCGGCGACCCGGCTGATTGAGCAGGTCGAGCGACTCGTTCATCGGCCCCATGACGTGCTGCCACATGCCGGGAACGCCGACAGGGAACACGCGCGCCGAGTTCGCCGGCACCGCGATCGTGGTACCATCATCGGTGCCGCGGTAGTGGTACCAAGTGATGCCCGCGAACGCGAAGCTCTCCCAGACCTTCTCGTCGCGCAGTTCCGACGCGGCGGCCTGGTTGAGATAGGTCTTCTCGAGCAGGGGATGCCCGGTGAGGGCGAACCACAGATCATCGCCGGCAAGGGCGTTGACGCGGAAGCGCGGGTCGTTGCCGGCGCCCGACGCGCGCGCCAGGGCCATGACGATGCGACCGATCTTCTCGCGAAGCTGGCCCAGCGTCAGGTTGGGATCGGTCAGGGTCAGGCTGATCGCAGCAGCCGGCGTGATGCCGAACTCGGTGTAGAAGTTCACCAGTTCGGAGCCGTCGACGTCGAGGATGCGACCATTGAGCGAGCCGAGCCGCATGAACTCGAAGGTCGCTTCGGTATCGGCGATCAGCTTGTTCTGCTTGTTGGCGATTTCGGCCGCCGCGCGATCGGTCTCGGTCTCACCTTCCAGCGGCGAGATATTCGCAAGCTCATGCGCGTAGAGCTTGTCGCCCTTGGCAACGCGCGGAATCTTGAGCGGGCGCGCATCCTTGTCTTCGGGCTGCGCCATCTCGATAGGCGCGCCGCGAAGCGTGGTGCGGATCAGGTTGACGTAGCGACGGCGGCTGTTGACGTAGACGACATCGGTGGTTGCCCGAACCGGCTCGAAGCCGATGATGGCATCCAACTGGTTCGGCACGTAGGGGCGGCGGTCGATACCGCGGATCATCGATGCGGTCGTGAACGCATCGCCCCCGAAGACTGCCATGGAAATGGCCATCGTAGATTGTCCTTCCTAGGAAAAAAGCGGGCTTACTCGCCGGCGTGCTGGGGGAGAACCTTCAGGCCGCGACGACGCATAGCGTCACGCGCTGCCTTACGGCCGGCGGAGTTCATGCTGGCCTTATACGTCAGCATGTTGCCGTTGATGGTGGCCGGACCGTTCTTGGTCGCGACCGCCTTGACGTCGGCGCTGGTCGCGTCGACGCGGTTGAAGAGGATCACGGCTTCCGCGGGAAGCTGCGAACCATCGCTGGCCGCCGTGTCGTGGATCGCATACTTCCCCGACGCGGTGATGGGAGCGATGACGGTTCCCGGGAAGAGAACGCCCTGGCCCGACGCCACAACGATTTCCTCGTTGATGATGTTGGGCGAAACGCTCTCGCCGAGATAGCAGCCATCGCGGCGGTTCTCGAAAGTGACTGCGGGCATCGTGCCTTACTCCTTGATGCCGTGGGCCTTCGCCCACACTGCGTCCGAAGCCTTGCGGGCATCGGCCTTGGGGTCGGAGCCGCCGCCGTTGTTGGCGTCGACGTTGCTGTTCTGGCCGCTGGCGAGCGTCTTGCGCATCTCTTCGCGACCAGCTTCCTCGGCAGCAGCGCGCTGCTGCTCTTCGGTCAGAGCGGCGGCCGGCGCCGTCTTGGGCAAATCGGCCAGCATCTCGGTGATGTCCTCGGCCGTCAGGTTGGGCTTGCCGAGCAAGCGGTTGGCGGCGGCTTCACGCCCGGCATAATGCTCGGAGGCGAAGACGGCGTTCATGCGCGCGGTGCTGGCGGTGAGAGCAGCCTTCTCGGCTTCCTCCCGCGCCTTTGCCACGGCTGCGGCGTGTTCTGCTTCGTCCACTTGATCATTCTCCTTGTGATCGGACTCGGGATTGGAGGCGGGGCCTCCCTCAACTTCGCCCGGTTTCTCCGGAGGCGAATTTTCGGTGCTGTCCGGCGCGGCATCGCTTGCGGTTTTTGCCGCCAGGTGCGCTGCGAGACGCTTGCTAACTGTCATATCAAAATCCTCAGTTGGCGATCACTTGGCCCGGGCTTCGGCTTTCAGAGCCGACCAGGCATCAGCCTCGCTCATGATGCCGTCGAGTAAGCCATGCTTGAGCAGGTCGGGGCCGGTGAAAACGTCGCCGCGCAGGTCGCGTAGCGCGCCCTCCTTGATGCCGCGCATGGCAGCAACGAAGGTGATGATCTGCTCGCTGGTCTCGTCGACGATAGCGGTCAGCTTCGATATCGTGTCGGCATCGATCTTCTCGCCGGCCTGGCCGCGCGCTTTGCGATCGGCCCATTCGGCACGGATAACGATCGGCTCGAGACCAGCCTTCTCGAACGCCTTCGACTTGTCGATCACGTTGATGATCGCGGCGACAGAGCCGCCCATCACTTCGCGGCGGCCGTAGACCTTGTCGGCGGCGCTGGCGAGCACGTAGGCGGCGCTGCTGGCGCGCTCATCGAGCCACGCATAGATCGGCTTGCCGCCTTCGGCCTTCGCCATCGACGCGATTGCTTCGGCTGCGGCGAACATGCCGGCGCACTCACCGCCACCGGAGTCGAGAGGCATCCACATGGCGGCGACCGAAGGGTCCATGAAGGCTGCACGGGCCTGCCGCACGAGTCGATCATATCCAACCAGGCCACTCTCTGCGTCGACCCAACTAGCCTTCTGCACAAGAGAACCGCGAACCGGGATGATGGCGATATCGCCGTCAATCGCGTAGGGCAGGCGGACACCATCGCGCACGCTCACCGCATCCTCCGCCGCGCCCTGCACGGTGATGCGATCGAGGTTGCTCGACGTGATCTTGTCCGGAACGCGGCCGAACATGCGATTCTGCGCAAACTCGCAGAGCACGTCGTTCTTGAACTGATCTAGCGCCAGGGGGCGGTTGTATAGGCGCTCGGCCCAGAGCGGAAAGTCTGTCATGCGGCCGGCTCCCGGGCTGGCGGTTGCGCCGACGGCGGCGCCGGCGGATCGTCTTGGTTGGCGGCGTCTGCATTGGCCGCATCCGTCGCCGCCTTGACGTTGTGGTTGACCGGTTCGAGCTTCCGCTCCTTCCGAGCGTTCTGGTAGTAAGCCTCTTCGGCCAGCACATCCTCAGGATTGCGCCCACGCTCGCGGATGGCTTCAACCGTCGACTTGCGCCCAGCCGCGGTATCAAGGTTGTCCGCGTTCGCCTCCTTGAGCGGGTCGACACTCCCGCGTCCCGGACCGATCCACTCGCACATGCAGAGCGCCGTCTTGTTGCGGTAGAAGTTCGCCGGGCCGCCGGGCACCAAGATATTCCCCAAGGCGACTTCGATTTCGAGCCATGCCGCGTAGATCGGCGTGAGGAAGGCTTGCGTGAAGTACCAGCGATCCTCGACGAATGAGCGCCAGATTTCGTTGAGCATCGCGCGGGCGGACGAATAGTTGATGCCGGCCCAATCGCCGGAGACCTGAGGAGGCGCGACGCCAAGCGATCCAGCGACCTTGCGCAGGATGAAGCTGCCGAAGGCCGCATAGTTCGTGTTCGGGTGATTGCTCTGCGGCGTGTGGACCTTCTCGCCCGGGAACAACTGATTGACCTGGGCGCCGTCGACTTCGACCGGCCGTTCCGAACGGAAACCCATGTAGGCGGCCATCCACGGGTCCATCGTCGACGTATCGCTGACTGGCGCCAGCATGTCTCCAATGTCCTCAGCTTTGCCGGCAGACTCGATGAACAGCGAGAAGATCGCGGCCTTGAGCGCGGCATTCACCTCGGCGCGGTCGACGCGATCGAGCATTTTTGCCGGGAGCATCGCCTCGGCCAGCCGGCTGATGCCGCGGTTCTGTTCTGCCCGACGCGGGCTGAAAACGTGGAGGAACTTCGCGCGTCCGGTGGGTCCGCGCACAGGGATGAAGTCGTGACGCTCGGCCCCGAAGCCGGCGAGGTAATCGCTTGGATGTCCGGATCGCACCCAACCTCCGGTCATGGCGCCGTTGGCGTCGAACGCCAGGCCGTTACGAAGGCGCGGCCCCTCTTCCTTCACTCGCTCCGGCGGGGTGCCGATGCGTTCGGGCTCGATCAGCAGGACGTTCGTGGTGTTGTCGATACCGCGCGCATCGTCACGAATTTCGGCGCACGCCTCGCCATCCCGAACGTATTGCAGGTAGCCGAGCTTCGCGAGCGCGCCGAACGATAAGCGCTGCCTGGCGTCGCACCGACGCTCTACATCGTTGCCCCACACCTCGAAGCGATCTTGGGTCTTTCCCGCCCATTCCATGCGCCACTGAAAGTCACGGTTGAGCAGGTTGAACTTGGGCTGGGCGCTAAGCTGAATGCGTCCGCCCATGACGGACTCGACGCGCCTATCGAGACCGGCATTGATCCAGCCGTTGTTCTCGTCGAGGTCGCGCGCGCGGCCCATAACGGTTTCCCAGCCGTAGTTTCGGCTGAGTCCGGCGAAGTTGATCCCCGCATTCCAGCCTTGAAATTCCGGCAGATCGCTGCGAGCCGCGTCGCGACGCACACCACCGATCGAGCCTAGATAGGCGGATGGACGATCGCGATCCCTCACGCGATTTCGGTAATGCAATGCGCGCATCAGTTCTTCCAACTCAAGCCGATTGCACGGCGCAGGCGCGGCGGTGTGCCGCCCTCGATGTCCGGCAACGCGGCAAGCTCTGCCGCAAGATCAGCGATGGCCGTATTCAGGTCCGCAAGCGTGAGGTGCTTGAACTTCATGCTGCGGCCGTCGCGCGTGGTCTCGGTCACGACCGGGCCGCCGTACATCGCCGAACGCGCCGCGCGCGCAGCAGCGAGGTCAGCCTCAATCTCTGTCCTGGGCCGTTGGCTCATCTACGTCGATTCCCGTTCATTGCATCCCACATGGTCTGCGCTGGTGCTGCCCTTGCCGGCGCTAACGCCGGGTCTTCCTGTCTCGCAACCGCTTGATCACCCCCTTTCGGATTGAGGGACACAGGCCTGGCCCAAGGTGGTAGCATTGCCTCGGACCAAGTAATTCCACGGGGCGCGCGTGACGCATCCCAGATAAGCTCTTCGCGATCGGGCTTGAGCAGCAGCCGCCCGCATTCGGTATAGGCGAGAAGGTCGATGGTCTCCTGCGCGCCGTCGCGAACGTAGGTTCCTTCGATCTTCGGTTCCCGGAACAACTCATCGTAACCCGACTGCGGGAAGTCCGCCGCGAAGTAGATTTGCCCTGGGCCGCCGTCGTCGATCAGCAGGTAGCCGATCCCTTCGTCGTTACCGAAAATGTCGTCTTTCAACACGTCGACGCCTGCGATGTGCAGCGGCACCGGCGGATCGATCTTCTTGCCGTCATCGTCGACACTCAGCCAGGAAGGCTTGACCCCGAGCGCATCGCGCTTCTGCCCGCCGACGCCTTTGAGGCATCGCACCCGTGGCCAAGTCCCCCACCGGCGCCCGGCCATGCGGCGCGCGTACTCGTACGCCTTCGCCGTCACGTTACCGTCGCCGCTGTCGATGAACAGGATCGCGACCGGCAATGCATAGCCGGGCTTGTCCTGCATCGGTACCAGGCGGTCGACCACCTCGTCGAGCGCGTGCCAATCGTCTTGGACGTTCTTCAGATCGATGTCTCGCATCACGCCATCGGCGCGCTCGCGCTGACGGATCGTGCGGCGATCGATCAGCCAGGATCTTCCTTCGAGGTCCCAGCCGCGCAGCAGAACGTCTGCCTTGTGGTGGCCCGGGTCGACTGCCGCGGTGATGAAGCGGACGCCTGCCGGCGCTACACCCATCGGGAAGTCGACTTTCTGATCGCTTGCGATGGCGAATGCCTCCGTTCGCTTCTTCAATCCGCGGGCATCGACGCCCTTCAAGTCAGCCTCGCTCTCGAGCACTTCGCCGAACGTCCGCACCATGACCGACGTGATCTTGGTGTTCTTCCGCGTCCGCTGCTTGTGCTCGAGCGCGCCCTCCAACTGACGGGCCAGGTTGCTCAGCGGCACCTGGGTCGACGTCAGCACATGCGGCCAGAAGCCCCACGTCTCGCTTTCGTGCATCTCGCCGACGATACCCTTGCTGTCATCGAGCGACATGCCCTTGTGCAGGTATGATCCGCCATCGATCATCACCGCGCGCTCGCTTTCGCCCAGCGAACATCCATGCGGACACGCGATCGTCGCGCTCTCGCCGGCGAGCGTCAGGCGCACGTCGATCGGGCTTCCCTCCGGAGCCTTTTCATAATCGAGCCGGAAGCGCGGCACGTCCGGCCAATACCGGGTCGGATATGGCGACCCATGCACTCCGCAGCTTGGGCAGCAGAACACGTAGATGCCTTGCGTCGACAGCGTCCATGCCGCCGCAATGCCGCCAGACCAACCCACGTCAGGGTGCGCGCAGGCGTAGATCAAGCGATCGGTACCCAGGTCGCTTTGCCGTTGCCGGCCCTGTTCCAAGAAGCCGTTGCGGAAGGCCTTGCTGTAGCTGTCCGGCTCATCGAACACGATGTACCCGGCCTGCCGGTTCGTCGTGGTGGTCTTGGACATGACCATCAGTTCGAGCGTCTGGGCGCCGATCCGTTTCAGCGTCTTCGTGTTGCCGTCCGTGCCGGCACGCGGCAGGCGGTCGGCGAAGTGATCTTCCATGATTGGCCGCAGCACACGATCCGCGTAGCTCGCCACTTCGGTCGGGCCAGCCAGGTACCACATCACGTCCCACGCCGGGCCGCCGTCCAAGCACTTCGCCGCGAAGTTCTCCGCGATCATCGTACCGCCGATGCGCGATGGCTTCGGCACGATGATTTCGCGGACGTCCGGGTTGTCGTGCGCCTCGACGATCGGGATCAGAGCCCGCGACCGCTCCGCCGACCAGCCGGTATGCGTGCCATCAGGCTTGCGGATTTTCCGGCGCTTCGTCGCCCATTCCAGCGCCGTCATCGGCACCGGCGGCATTAGGCTAGCCAGCAGACTTTCAGCTATTCGTGGTGGTGCCTGGCAGAACTGATCGGACCCAAGAAGTCGGGCCTGGTCAGCGAGTTCCTGCCGAGAATACACCCTCACGAACTTGCTCCTTCACGAACTTGCTGGCCATCGCATGCACATGGCTGGCGACGCCGCGCAAGTAGTCATCGACCGCAGCCCGAATGGCCGGCGGCAGGTTGCCGTTCGGATCGGCCTTGGTTTTCACGCCCAAGATCGCCGCCGTCACGGTCTGGTTGTACGACTCGATGAACGCCGCCATCTCGTCGGCGCGGGTGTAGAGACCCTGCTTTTCCTTGGCCATCGTGATCGAGAGCGTCATCTCGATCATGCTCTTCATTTCGGCGAAGCTGGCCGCCTCTTCATTCGCCGGCACCACGATCCCGGTGCCACTGAACGTCTCACGCCGCTTTGCCGCGACCTTGTCGACCCGTGCCTCGAAGTGCTTGATCAGCGCATCGATCGTGGCGAGCGGCTTGATCTGCCACTTCTCGCCCTGGCCGCCGCGCTTGACCAGCCCCTTGGCCTCAAGCTGCGGCGCGCTGTCAATCCAGTCTCGAAGCGCCGCCCAGCGCACGCCGACCAGTTCGGACATCGGCCCAGCATCGAGCGCTGGCTTGCCTTTTGCCCGGTCGCGGGCATCTCTCAGCTTCGCGATCTTGTTACGATCGGATGTGGCAGAAGCGCCCATCAGAAGGGCTTTAACGTAAGGATGTGATGGGCCTGGAAAGGCGAAGCATCTGCTTCGGACATTCTTCTGGCGCGCCGGATATGTTCTTTTTTGTCCCGCACGTCAAGAGACCGATCGTTCGGTGTTATACACAAGCTCAACACCGACGGCCTCATAATATTCCGCCAGGGATGAAGTGATTTTACAGAATATGCCAACCTCCTTACCGTTACGGCATTTAATATGTCGAGCAGCTTGGCGGATTGGAATATCATCTATCACTATCATATGAAAGAACTCCAAGAAACGGCCGTCCATCGAACCACGGGCGTGGCGAAGCCTGTCTCTTGCAATCAACTCTTCATCCGTGAATATCATTGCGCCGTTGGGTGACTGTGCCTTGATAGACGCGGTCATACTGTAACTGTTAGACGAATATTTTCCGCCCATAGCAGCCACATCCCAATCGTCTCTGTACCTCAAGCAAGCTGCCGCCGACTTCATCTCAAGCTTGCCGGCTGACCACAACTTAGTGACAACTGGTGTAGATGAACGCCGAACAGACCTTACTGAACGCGAGGTGTTATCCAGAGATTTAGGCGTAAACCGCTCTACCGGGCCTTTTGCTAACCATTCAGGCGTCGGGTGGTTTACCGTATCTTCAATATTGGCAAAGTTACCGGATGCCACTTGGTTGGTAGCCTCGATGCGCGCTTCTTCACGTTCTGCATCAGCACGATCACGCGCAAGCATTTCTCGGACACGATTGCGCTCGGCCCGCTCGGCCCGCTTCGTGATCGAAAGTCCAGTTTTGTCTTCTGACACGTCAGACCTTCCGCTTGCCGTATTGCTTCTCGGCGATCTTGATCAGCAGTTCTCTATCCTGCCAAGATAGCTTCGCCAATGTGTCTGGGAACAGGATGATCGTGCCGTCCTCATGAAATTGCTCGGCGGCTCGGCGCCGGGCGGCCATCTGATCAGGATCGCGCATCAACGGCGCGTAGCGAGTCAGCGACGTATACCCCATCAAACCATCTCCCGCTGCGACCAGGCCGCGTACTCGTCTTCGGTCATTCCCTGCCTCATCATCATGCGAAGGTACGCGATGTGCTTGGCCATCTTCGCGTCATCCCAGCCGTGGTATTCCGGCAAGCGGCCACGTTTCAGTTCGTGAATGGCGAGCGCGTCGACCCCGGTCGCCTTCGTAATCTCGAATTGCAGATCCTCGCCGGCCCGGCTGATCTTGCGATACCAGTACCACCTCTCAAGCTTGCGCGAGGTGATGTTCTGCACGGCACACCATTCACGGCTCATTGGCTCGAATCCCGGCGAAGAGTGAAGCTGCCGTCGGCGTGGCGCCACAGCAGCGAGCGGGTCTCGGCGATCGACTTCCAGTTTTCCGGCAAGCCATCGATCCAGTGCTGATCGGCCTCTCCGCTCGCGAGACGAGCCATCGCTTCGTCCATCCTGGCCTGCATCTCGCTCTGCACCAGGCGGCCGATTGCGCTGCGCTTGCGCGCCAGTGGGTCGGTGGTGTCGACCTCGGCAATCATGTCCAAGCATTCCTTCACGGTGGGGAACCACTTGCAGCGCATCACCGCGGCCTTCTCGAGATAGCGGATCACACGCTCTGGGAAATGACCCAGCAGCTTGCGGTACGTCGCGACCAGCACTGCCTGCGCGACGTCGTTCTGGTTGCGGCTGGGCAGCGTCGACTGCAGCGTCACGATCATCTCCAAGAACCTACCATCGGGACACGTCTCCGGGGCCGGCAAGGGGCAGGACGCCAGAGCCCTCATCTCCGCCAGAGTCTCGTCGTCGATCCTGCTCGGCAAGCTCCGCAGATCGAATGCGAGCAAGCTCCTGCTGCGCGACCGTGAGACCACGGTGACCGCCTGATCCGTTGTTCCCAGCGCTGGCAGCGCCGCCGCGATTTGCTGTGCCATTGCCTTGTCCCTTCAACTCGTAAACGTCTGTCCATTGCTCGATCGTCGATTTGTCGAGCACTGCGGTTGGATCATGGCCCTTGGCTCGAAAGCCATCGAGTTTCTTGATCAGCAGTTGAACGGCGCGGCCTGTTGGTGACTTCCGGCAGGCCGCACGCATTTCGAGATATCCGTTCCAAGCCTCCATCGGCATCCAATCCGGTATCTCCACATCCGCAGTTTCGAGCTTCGGCTTGACCTTGCGCTTCGGCTTGGCGGCAGGAGCATCACCATCACCACTTTCACCCTCGCCCGCGCCTAGAGAGGGAGAGACGTAAGTCTCTTCCTCTAAAGTGGTTATATGGTTCAATGGTTCTTTTGTTGTCCGGTGGCTGTCCGATCGCTGTCCGGTTGCCTGTCCGGCCTCTGAATTTTCAACCTGATTTATCGTTTGTTCGTCGACATTTAGATCAAGCGAGGCCTGTCCGGTTTCTTGTCCGGTTTTCGATCGCCCCCCTGTCCGGGTAACATTGTCTCCTTTTGCACGGATTTGACGCCCGCCAATGTCCTGATATTTGCTGTAATTCATGATGGTGATGACCGACTTGCCCTTGTCGGTTTGGCGTTCGATCATCGCCTCGGATTGCAGTCGGCTAAGGAACCTCTCGACAGCGCTTGGCGACATGCTCCATGCCTCCGCAAGCTGGGCGCGAGACACGCACAACTGCCCTCGATCAAGGGTGATTATCTTGCCGGAGATGTCGAACGGTATCTCTGTCCAGGCCGCCTTCGCGAGTAGCCAGCACCAGGCGCCCAGCCGCGCAGGCTCACCCTTGAACAACGGGTGATTGATCGCCTCGCGTTGAAGGGCAATAAAACCCGTCACATTCAGCCCTCAAACGGCAGGTAGTGGTCACAGCCGTTACGACCGGACGCGCCGCACATGCTGCAAGCCTCAGGGCTCAATGCCCTTACCATCGGTGGCAGCTTGATCGCATCCTTCTTAACCTGTGCCTGGCGCTCTCTCTCACGGGCCTTGGCATAAGCTTTCGGGTCGAATGGTGCAGCCGGCTTCTCGATGCGCCGCGCGCGTGCCGGTCCGGTATCCTTGATGCGTTCAGTGACTTTGTCGAACAGCGCGAAGCCGTCAGCCTTGGTGCGCTTGACGATGGAATCTGGAACGGCGCGCGGTTTCGCCTTAGGCTTCGGACCTGGCTTTATCCGACCACGATCCGGATGCGCGAGGGCAGGTTTTGGCGGCTCCACCACCCGCTCGATCATCTTCGAGACGGCTTTTGTGGCAAGCGAGGGCGGTGGCCCCATCACCAACGGCGCTGGCTTGCCGACCGCTTCGATGATTGCGTGCGCCATCACAGGGACGGCGGGCGGCACCTCGGTATAGGGTTGCAGCGGCAGGCCAGTCTTGTCGACATTCGTGACAACAACAAACTCATCTTCGATGTTCGCTGGCGACTTGCATTTGACCGTGACGGCCGCGACGGCGCGGATGAAGCCGCGATAGCGATCGGGGTGAAGTCGGCCTTCTCGATCTAGCAGGTACCGGCCCGGAGTAAGCTCATGCTGCGGGTGCAAAGTGACCGCGTTATTCATCTTACGTGCCCTTCCATGATGATTTTTCTGACGGCCATGCCGAATGCGCCGAGATGAAAGCCTCTCACCTCGACCAACCCTTGATCGCGCAGATCCCCAAGTAGATCGGGGTGCACGATGTAGCCGTCGAATGTCAGGATCGCCGTCGTCAGCCCGTACCGTGAGTCCGCCCCTAGACTGCGAGCGACTGCTGCGGGTTCCGGCATCTCGATCATGACGTCGATTCCAGCGACAGCGTTGGTCGCAGTGGCTCGGCCGCCATCCAGGGCGGTGTCACACCGGCCAGGAGCAGCGAATATGTCAGGATGCCGATAGCATCAGCTTCGTCGTTTTTGCGCACGTTGAAGCCAAGTTGGAATGCTCTCTGCACTGTCAGCTTCTTGAGGTCGCCAGTCGCGCTAGCTTTTTTGTCGCCACCCTTTCTGGCGCGGCGAACACCGGCACGAATTTCATTCACAACCATTCGCCCGATGAAGTCTTTGCGCCAATGTTCGACATTGACCGCACGCACGATGCGGCAACGTTTCGCCGCGGCGAAGCTCTGAACGTGAGCGGCGATCCCGGCCAGCATCCATATCGTCTGCGCGGTGGTATTGCCGGTCAGATGTCCCGGGCTGATCGGTTCCTCGAAATAGCAATGATCGAACGGCTCCACCTTGTAGATGTCGTTCAGCTTCTTGTGCATGGCCATGTAGGTTTGACCTTCGGTGGCATACTCACTGCCGACGCTGAAATAGCCGTGCCTCAGAGTTGGCCATTCGTCATTCCAGAGAGCCCAGCCTGTGCATTGCTTGCTCTGATCGATACCAATGTATGTCGGCATTCTACTTCCCAGACTGATGCTATCGTCGGGGTGGACTAGATGGGCGTCGCTCAACGAAACCTAGTCCACCCTCCCGTAGCGTCAGTGAACTGCCGCGAGATGCCCCCCGGCCTTGGGGCGACCGGCGCGCCTACGTCCTGCGGGTGCAGGTGCAGGTGCCGGGCTCGGCGTCTCGGCCGACTTCATCGCAGCGCGAGCGCCGGCGCCGGAACCGTCGGAAGTCTGCACGGCTTTGGCGTCCGCTTCTTCCTGCGCCTCACGAACGCGTCGACCCGACTGCTGCGCAAGCTCATCCTCGCTCGCCTCGAACGGAAGATCACCGGGCTCCTTGCCGGGTTCAGCGGAGCCATCTTCGTCTTCCAGCGTCGCCAGGCCGTCACCCGAGTTGGGCTGCTCGGCGGGCACGATCGCGGCGTTCGTCTTGCCCTCGGCCTTCATCACCAAGTCCACCTCAAGCTTGAGCCCGCGCTCCTGCAGACCCTCACTCAAGGCCAGCAGATAGTGCTGCTGCTTGGCTTCGTCGTCGATGCGTTCCAGCGCGAGCAGGAAGTTCATGACCGGACGTGGGTAGTTCGCGTGTTCCTTGATATCGGACCACGGCTGCGAGCATTCGCCGCGCTTCGTGTCGATCACGGCGAGTTTCGGCTTGATCTGCTTGTCGTAGATGTCGAACGCCTTTTTTGCGTCCGGCTTCTTCACTTCTTCGGCGTCGCCGTCATTCTTCGCCATCACTGGCTCCTTGTTTGCCAATGCCGCCGCCCTGGCATCGGGATCATATAGCAACTCGTAGGCGGCTGCTGGGGGAGGATTTCTCGCATCGTCAGCGGCGTGCAAACGCGCTTCGCCGATATCGATGCCAGATGCTTCTGCAGCTTGCTCGACGCTCATTCCATCGCGGCGCGCGCGGCGAAATATGCGTAGCTGCTGAGACCCAAAGTTCACGCCGGCACCCGATCGCCAGACACACTGGTTGTCTCCGCCACCGGAGCATCAAGCCACACCTCGGTCTTAACCTTACCCTTAGTGATGCGCTCGATGTCGTGAGCCATTTGCAGGCTCGGCTTCGCATGCCCCTTGCATAGGCGCGAGACGGTCGCTTCGTTGGTGCCAAGGCGAGAAGCGAAATCTTTCTGCTTCTCGCGCGTCTTCTGCAGGTAAGCCTTGAGTGTGAGCATGCGCCGTATATCGACGGCAAATGATAATTACGCAAGATGCAATTTTCTCTTGCGCGCATGGGAATTGTCGGCGTAAGTGGCGACATCAACTCTTCGGAGCAATTCATGCCACAACTATGCAAGGCCACGAAACGCGACAAGCATGCGGGTGCTACGCGCATGTTCATGGCCGTATGTTTAGGTGCAGCTACTTGGACAGTTTCTCCCGTTGTCGCTTCCACCGTCGTTCATGTGAAGCGTGCCTCCCCGCATGTCGCATCATCCAGCACGATTTGCGCTCTTGCCGCCGGCGGCGCCGCGCTTGCCCTCCTTTCTATGGTAGGAATGTTGGCGGTTCTGTTCTTGGGGCGGAGTAAACCCCGGTGAAGGCGCATACTGATCCGAACGCGCTGACCTGGCGCGAGATAGCGGTGATCATCGCTGCGCTGGTTTTTTCGTCGGCGTTTGGCGCTGTGATAGGCTGGGTTGCGTGACACGCCGCGAGCGCATCTATGCCGATCGCGTCGACACCAAGGTGGAGGTCGAGGGTGCGGTCGACGTGTCTCTGCCGGTGGCAGGGTTCTACCGCACAAAGCTGCGCGGCGATGGTGTGCAGTGCGCGGTCCGGATCTGGCATGGCCAGCCGAACGATCCTGTAACCGGAGAACTGCTCGACCGATCATATCGCTGGCAGGCGCGAGTGAACGGCGAACCTATCGACTTTGACCGCGTCTGGCCTGCCTGCGCTGGTGAGCCCATCAGCCAGGCCGAGTATCGCACCTTCGTGCAGCGTCAGGCTTGGGCAAAGCAACATGCACCGAAGTCGGCCTACGCCGATCCGCGGCGCAAGCACGATCCCCTGAGCAGCGACACGCCGCCACCATTCTAGGAAAGGAAATTATCATGGGTATCAAGCGGCCTAAGCCGATGACTGAAACGCTCCCGGGCGAGACCGTCGATCCGAATCCCCGCGCCACCATCGGCAACAACGAGCCGCCGATGGAAGAGCGTATTCCTCTCGATTTTCGTGAAGCGCTGATCGATCTTGAGGCGGACTTCTTCAAGGTGCTCGAAACCTATGTTGGCGTGACGGACGCTGAGACCGGCGAGCATAAGAATGGCCAGGTCGATATCGCGAAGTGCACCAATGACACGCAACTCGGCAAGTGCGGCGAAGTGGTCAACACCTTGCGCAAGCTGGGCCAGCGCGTCGAGGCGGCACACAAGCAGGTGAAGGAGCCGTATTTGCTTGGCGGTCGCCTGGTCGATGCCGAGCGTCGCGCGCTGATGTCTCGGATTGAGGAAGGCGGTAACCGGGTCAACGGTTTGATGAAAACCTACGGCGACGACAAGCGCGAGAAGGAGCGTCTTGCGCAGCTTAAGGCGGACGAAGATCGACGTAAACTCGAAGAACTGGCCAGGGAAAACGGGATCGAAGCCGTTTTACCGCCTCCGGAGCCGGTCGTGGCAAAGACGGAGCCGGTGCGCTCGCTTGGTGGCGCAACGGTGTCGATAGGCACCGAATGGAAATCGCAGGTTGAGGACTATGCCAAGGCGTTCAAACACGTCAGCACCAACGCTAAGGTTCGCGAGGCGATCGACGCTGCGATCAAGAGCATGGTCAAGGCGACCAAAGGCAACAACGGTAAACCGCTCGCTGGTGTGCGGGTCTGGGAAGACACGAAGGTTGGCGCTCGATGAGCGCAGAGCACCCCGTTGAGCAGCCGATCCGGGCTATCGACATCGATACGATACCCGGTGTCGAAGGCGCTTATATCGTGGGCCAGAGCGGCGTCACCCGTATCGAGGCGTGCAAGAAGCCAGGCATACACTGCGACATTCCGTATGTGCGCGTGTGGAAGGGCGATGTCTGCGAAGCCGAGTTCTGCCAGCACAACATCGTTGGCGTCTACTTCGCCTCCACCTGAATACCGTGCCGGCGGCGCGGCGAACGTCGGCACAGGTCCACATGATCGCCGCAGGAGAATACGAATGGCATCGAAAAGAGCAGCAAGCTCCGAACTCGTCGCGAAGATGCGCGCCGATTACGGGGTGACCGAGGATGCGGCCAAGGTGGCGATCGAGCAGGTGTTCGGCAGCTTGACCAGCCTGGTGAAGCCGGCGGATGCGAAGGTGCGCATCACGAATTTCGGCACCTTCACCACCAAGCATCAAGCTGAGCGCCAGGGCCGCAATCCCGCAACCGGAGCCCCGGCCACCATTCCAGCCAAGAACGTCACCCGTTTCAAGCCCACAATCTGACCACTGCGCGGCGGGAGTTTAGCGATGCCCCAATATGTAGAATGCAAGTTCAGGCCGAGCGACCGCCGCGCCTACACCTATCGCAACGACGGCGATCCGGTTGCGGCCGGTGATTACGTCAAGGTCCCCGACAAGAGCGGAGAAGGCTGGAAGCGCGTCCAAGTCGTGACGATCGAAGTGCCTGAGCCGAACTATTCCTGCAAGCCGGTACTCGGCCTTGCAGATGAACCCGAGCAGCCAACCGGCTTGCTCTGACCTACGGAGTATTGAGATGCAAAAGGTAACCGCGCGAGGTCGCGCAGTAGCGACCGAAGCGCAGCAGATCGACCAGAGCACGGAAAGGGCGATAGCTGCGCGTCGAAGCGAAGCGTTCTCACCACCGCGTCGAATGAGCGCGCTGGAATCTATGTCTATGCGCCTTGGCGTGACCGAGCAGGAGTTGCAGGACACGTTGGTGTCCACCGTGTTCGCAGGGTGCCGCAACAAGTCCGAGTTCCTGGCGCTCTGCATCGTCGCGAACGAATATCAGTTGAACCCGCTGATCAAGGAAATCTACGCCTTCCCCGCGAAGGGCGGCGGCGTCGTTCCCATGGTGAGCGTCGATGGCTGGATCAGTCTGATGAACCGCCATGAGCAGTTCGACAGCATCGAGTTCGAGTACCACGTCAACGGCAAAGACGAGGTCGAGGCGATCGAGGCGGTCATCTACCGCAAGGATAAGGAGCGCCCGACCAAGATCATCGAATACATGGACGAATGCGAGCGCAACACCGATCCATGGCGGAAGTCGCCCAAGCGCATGCTGCGTCACCGCGCGCTAATCCAAGGCGTTCGTGTCGCCTTCGGCTTCTCCGGCATTTCGGCACCGGACGATGAGCACTTGGTTGAGGGCGACTATCAGGTGGTTCCGTCGCTCCCTGACGGGGCCGGCTTCACGGGTGATACCGTCGAGCAGCGCGACCCGACGCCAAGCCCAACGCCAACGCCCGCCGCGACGAAGCCGGCTTCGGCCGCGAAAACTGAGACGCCAGCCGCGGCTGAGCAAAAGACTGCCACCATCGATCAGGGCGATCCGTCGGCCAGTGAAGAGCAGTCCGAGCAGGATAAGGAATGCGACCTGCTGATTGCCGACTTCGAGGAATCGAAGAATGCCGAAGAGCTTGGCACCACACGGAATGCCTGGCTCGACAAGCAGGACCGTAACTACTTCGATGAGGATCAGAACGCCGACATCGAAGACGCGTTCAATGTCGCGTGCGAAAGGCTCGGCATCGATCCGAACACCGGGCAACTGCTCAACCCGCCGGAGACGCCAGCACCGTCACCCACGCCCAGCCCGGCACCAACACCGACCCCGGCGCCGGCGCCTGCGGCATCCGAGCCGGACTATCTGCCCAAGGTGCGCGCGCTTCGCGAGAAGCTGGCCCGCGCCAAGACCGTACGCGCCGTCGACACCATGGACATGAACGAATGGTGCGGCCCGCTTCGTGACCAAGTCGAGACTGCTGACAGCCGGCTCGCCAGGTCGGTCGACAACGACATCGCCGCGCGCAAGCGCGAACTTCAAGCCCCCAAGGAGGACTGAGTACCATGAATGACACCAACAGCATCGCTCGGCTGCAGCCCGGCGAAAGCAATCCCGATGCGATCGACCTGCTGGCCTTCACCAGCAGCATCGTCACCGCCTACGTCCACCAGAATGCTCTTTCAATCGATGACGTGCCACGGCTGATCCGCGAGGTTTACAGCGCGCTCTCGACCGTCGGCACCGATCCCACCACCCAGAGCGAGGAACTGCCCGAACCGGCTGTTTCTATCCGTGCATCGATCAAGCCTGACCATATCGTCTGCCTCGAAGACGGCAAGAAGCTCAAGATGCTCAAGCGCCACTTGATGACGCACTACGGCATGACGCCCGACGACTATCGCAAGCGGTGGAGCCTGCCTGCCGACTATCCCATGGTCGCGCCCAACTATGCCGAGAAGCGCCGCGAGCTTGCCGTGAAGATTGGCCTGGGCCGCAAGCCCAACGCCAATCGCGGCCGCAAGCCTAAGGCAGGTGCCTAAGCCATGCTGACGAAGCAACAGCAATTGATGCTGGCCGTCATGGGCACCTCGCTCGTCATAGACCCCCGTGGCCTTCCCGATCCGATGAAAGCTCAGATCAAAGAGGATCTGCAATCGGATAGCCTCGATGTCGTCGAAATGGTCATGTCGCTTGAGGAAGCGTTCAAGATCGAAATCACCGATGAAGACATCGAGAAGATCGATGCCGAAGGCGCCACGGTTCAGGATTGCTGGGACCTGATCGCGCCGAAGCTTCCTACAGACGCGGAAGCAGGCTGACAATGGCGCTGGCTCCTAACCTTGGCCACCTGCCCGATGAGTGCATCCTGGCGCGCGACGACGAAGGCAAACCAGCCGTATTCGCGCGCGTCCGGGTGGTGCTCTTCAACGGGTACGACACCAAGGTGAAGGAGCCGGCGGGATGGGCCTCAGGCGGGCGCGGCGGCTGCTCTTGGAAGATCAGTCGCCGCCCTCACCCCTACGAAATTAAGGAGTACGAGAAGCTATGACCCACGAAAACGCAGACAATGCGCTGGCCGATGCGCTGTGGTGGCTGCGCGGTTTCGCCGCAGCGCTGCCCGAAGATCAACGCGGCACCGTCGCGGGCATGGCCAATCGCTTGCTCGAGACTCGCCGCTGGCTGCTTGACCTGGCGGAAGGCGACGCCCGCATGATCGGCACCGATGAGAATACGATCGCTTTCGCCATCCGCGAAGTCGAGTTCGAGCACGCCCTCGACGCCCTCCGACACCCATCGACCGATGCCGAGCGCCAGACCGCCGCCAACATGCTGTCCGCAGCATACGAGATTGTGAAGCGCGAACGCAGCGCCGCTGCCGCCGCCAAGAGCAAGGATATCCCGTTCTGATGACCGATGACCGCTACAAGCCCGCGTTCGACGAACTGTACGGCAACCTCAACTGGATACACGACGCCAGTAAGGCGATCCACGAAGTCGCGCCGCGACCGACCTGGGGCCTCAACCTGGGTCGAGTGGCCAACGTGCTGATCTATGAGCGGTATCCGGAACTGCGGAAGTTCATCGACGCGGACGGCAAGCCCACCAAGCTCGATACGCCAATGAGCCACCGTTGCGAAACTTGCGGCACGAAGGATGGCCATGAACCGGGATGCGTCGAGAACGACCCGCCCGAGGAATGGGGCGACCCGATTGCGGTCGACGGCAAGCGGCCCGAATGGCTCAAGGATGGTGAGCGTATTCGCCGCAGGGATCGCGACGCGGTCGATGATCGTAACGACGGATGGGGCCGGGTGGGCAGTGAACACGAAGTCGAAGCCAAAGCGTTAGATTGGCGCAATTGGGTGACGCATATTCGCCTTCCCGCGTCTCACCCGTACTATCTCGCGACCTCGCGCGGCTGCGCTTACTGGCCCGGCGGCAAGACTCCGCCGGCCGATTGGGACGGGGAAGGATATCTGAAACGGGGCGGCGCGTGGTGCAGCTACAAGCCGATACGGTGGGAGTGGATCGACACGGACGCGACACGCCATCACGACGTCATCGGCTATCGCCGCAAGTCCGAGGGAGAAAATATAACTGACGACGACACCGCCAGCTTCTCAAAGTCGCTCTCAGAGGGCGAATACTTCGTCATCATGCAGATGGGCGCCATGGGCTTTCGCTACGGCCCTTACACCGCGCTCGAAGCCGGCGCGATTGCCAAGCAGTGCGTCGAAGAGAAGATACCGGCCTACATGTCGATCAACATGGGCGGCGAGTTCGATTGGGACTTCGCTCGGAGCATCGGCGCAACAGCGAACGCTGACTGGCGCGGAATGGACGAAGCCCCGCAGGACGGCACCGTCATCATCGCTGACGTCAGCGGCATCGAGACCGCGATCGTGTGGTGGGCGAACCATGAGGCCTGGCGCCGCCTGCACGAAAACGGAACCACCGTGCTCGAGCATGTCGAGCCGACCAAGTGGCGCGAACAGACCGCGGAGGAAAAGGGCAATGGGTGATTTCGAGCGCCGTAGCCAGGAAGCGGAACGCCAGCGTGCCCGTGAAGCTCAAGCGAAGGTCGACGCCTACCGGGCAGAGTTGACCAATCAGCGCGGAAGTCGATGCGAGACGTGCCGCTATTGGGACTCGTCGATATCCCTCAACTGCGCGCCTGATCGCAGCCCGTGTAGGATCAATCCGCCGGTGGTGCAGATCAACCGAGAAACGGCGGCATGGCCTTTCGTTTCGCATGAAGACTGGTGCGGAATGCACGTCCTCGATCCGATCAAGGTCGATGATCTTTGCATGGAATTTGCCAGGGAGAACGCCGGTGGCCGATAACTCGAAGATCGTTTGGTGCGATGCCACGCTCAACTATGCGAACGGCTGCTCTCTCGCGTCGCCCGGCTGCACCAACTGCTATGCCATGAAGCAGGCGCATCGCTTCCCGGTTCGGCAAGGCCTGACAGTGCAGAGCAAGGGCGGCATGGTGTGGACCGGCGAAGTCCGCATGAACGACAAGGCGCTGCACCAGGCGATTGCATGGAAGCGCGGCCGGCGCATCTTCTGGAATGCCCACGGCGACCTGTTCCATGAGAAGGTGACCGATGCACAAATCGATCGCCAGTTCGCGGCTTGCGCGCTCTCTCCGCAGCACACTCACATGATCCTGACTAAGCGCTCGGACCGCATGCGGAAGTATTTCAGCAACTGGCCCGATGGGTCCGCCCGCTTCTGGCATATCTATTCAGCGATCATCGATCTGCTCTACCTAGACGGCCGCGCTGGGCAGGGTTGGAGCAGTAGCGATGAAGGCTACAAAGCGGCTGTGAAGCGTGCACATGAAGCATTGGGCATGCACGAAGGTTGGACGGCAGAAACTCTCAAGCGCTGGCCTCTTCCGAATGTCTGGCTCGGCGTCAGTGTCGAGGATCAGCAACGTGCCGATGAGCGCATTCCCGACCTGCTCGCCACGCCGGCGGCGGTGCGCTTCATCAGCGCGGAGCCGCTGCTCGGCCCGGTCGATCTAGGCGCCGTTCGATGGAATGTGGCAGGCTACACCATGATTGGCGCTCTTCCAGATCCAGGCGAAGCCGACGACTTCCGTTGGGCGCATCACGAAGCGCAGGGCATCCGCTGGGTCATCATCGGCACCGAGTCCGGCCACCATGCGCGCCACATGGACAATGCCTGGGCACAGCCGATAGTCGACCAGTGCCAGGCCGCCGGCGTGGCGGTCATGGTCAAGCAGTTGTCGAGCGGCAACGCGCGCCCGCTGCACGACATCGAGCAGTTCCCCGAAGGGCTGCGCATCAGGGAGTTCCCGAACCATGGCTGACCGCGGAGTCCTATTCAGCGCGCCTATGATCCTGACGCTGCTGGCCGGACGGAAGACACAGACCAGGCGCCTGGCCAAGGAGGTGGAGATGGCGAAGGTGCGCGAGGGCGACATCATCATCTCCTGGCCAGCCGATCAGGTGCAGCGGACCGGAGCCGCGTTCCGCCCGGCTTATCTCGTCGGCGATCGGTTGTGGGTGCGTGAGGACTGGTCGATCCATGCGGCGTTCGACGGCATCCGCGCCTCCGATGTGAAAGCCGGGAGCATGCTCTACACGCGCGCCGACGGGATCTGGCACAACGCCGGCGACGTGGTTGGCGAACCCTTTGGTCGACGGCGCGCCTCCATGCACATGCCGCGTAAGCTGTCGCGCATCACGCTCAACGTCACCGACGTCCGGGTCGAGCGGCTGCAGAGCATCAGCGAAACGGACGCGCAGGCCGAGGGATTATACGTCGCATCGGTTTTCGGCCCTGGCGCCCTCGACGCTGGCAAGCCGGCATCGTGGCAACCCTATGACGGTTGGGATGACGGACGCCTCTACAGCACTGGCAAAGAAGCTTATGCCGCCCTCTGGGACAGCCTGCAGCCGCGTGAGGGCGAGCGGTGGCAGGACAATCCGTGGGTCGCCGCCTACAGCTTCGACGTTCGCCTGGGCAATATTGATGAGGCGCAATCATGACCGAAGAATATGAACTGAAAGTTCTGGTCGAGATGGCGGAATTACTTGCGGACTGTGCAAGAGTTCTGGCAAGGCAGCACGGCGTTGATTTGGCCATGGCTTCGTCTGCCTGCGGCTTCGCCGGCACGAAGCTGCTCTGGGAAATGGCCCGCGGCGACAAGGAGAAGGCGATGCAGGCCGCGAAGGTTTATTCCGAGTCCGGACTTCGCGCCATGGCCGACATCGTCAGCGGCCAGGAAACGGAACATGGCACGGCGCAGTGAGCGAGGACTTCGAGGCGATGAAGCGCCGGCTACGCGATCAGGGCTTGATCACCGCAGCCGGCAGGCTGACCGACCAAGGCAAAGAGTACACCGACCAACTCATTATCGAGCTTCGCCGCGCCACCGCCGCCGGGAATAGTGGCGGCAAGCGGATCAAGTGGCGGTGGAAGTATCAAGGAGCGAAATGATGAGCGATCACGGCAACTTCATGGCAATTCTGGCTAGCTTCGGCATGGCATTTTACAGCCATCAGGACACCGACATCCCGCGCTGGGTTCGCGTCCTGCTGTGCGCGGCCTGGTTGGTCATCGGGATCAACTTCATCCTTGATCGCGTAGCCTGATCTGGCTGCGTCGTTGATGATTTGACCAAGGAGGAATGAAGTAATGGCGAACACCTTGCTGCTTATGGGCGCTTTCATAGTCATGCCGACCGCGCACGCTATGTCGTCGCTCTGGTGCTCTGAGCGTGCAGTGATCTGGGCAAAGCGCGCCGTTGCGCTCGGAGCCGCGATGATGTGCGCAGGGCTGTTCATGAAGGGTATGGGTCATGGCTGAGAAAATGCAGTTTAGCACATGCGATCCACGCTTCGACCCGACCCAGCCGGTGCTGATCAATGGCTATCGCTTCGACCCTCATGGCGCCGCGAACATCGCATGGGCGGCGATCCAAGAACTCACCGCCGAGGAAGGCTGCACCTGCAACGTGCTGCCAGCGAACCCCGACTTCAACGGCCTGCCGGCGTACGCGATCGAGTGCAACGGTGATTGGACCGGATGGGTGGACATGCGGTTCGCCCACGACAACCAGCTTGAGTGCTTCCGCCTCGCGGTAGAGCGGATGAAGGAGTTGCGAGTAAAGTGAAACGCGAAAGCCCCTTCAAGACCGAAGCGGAACTGGTCGAGGCGTACATCAGCGCCGCGAACAAGAACCCCTGGCGGGATGATACGAGCAAGTGGGTGCCGTATCCCGAGACCTGCGGCTTCGATCTGGTGATGGTCAACGACGAAACCGGCGTCCAAGTCGGCATCGAGGCGAAACTATCGCTGAACGTCAAGGTGCTCTGCCAAGCCATCTCCGGAGTCGACGGGTGGCGAACGCAAGGGCCTGACTATCGCGCCGTGCTGGTGCCGTCCGCCGGCGTGCAACTCGGATTGGCCGGGCTGGCACGGCGCTTGGGCCTGACTGTGCTTTGCCCCTACAACCATGGGTATTCGGGCAAGCCAAATTGGGAGTGCCGACCGCAGCTTCCCAGCGAGCGCATCAAGTCGTGGAAGGTCGACGATGACTGGTATCCTTGGTGCCCCACCGACCGCTTGAAGCTGCCCGAATATGTGCCCGACGTGCAGGCCGGCAAGCCGTCCCCGGTGGCGCTGACCGAGTGGAAGATACAGGCGATCAAGCTTGCGATCCTGCTCGATCGGCGCGGCCATGTGACCCGGGCCGACATGAAGGCTCTTGGTCTGTCGCCGACGTTCTTCTGCGGGCCTAGCGGCCGCTTGGTGCCGGCGCATAAGGATGGCAGGTTCCAGTGCTACACCGCCGGGCGCGGCATGCTCGACTTCAAGGCCCAGCACCCGCGTAACTACGAAGAAATTGAGGCGGACTTCGACAAGTGGAGCGCCGAGTTGAAGGGCAAGTCGAAGTGATCAGCCACCGCGTCATCCATGGCGAATGCGTCGAGACGTTGCGCCAGCTTGCGCGCGAAGGCCTGTTGGTCGACGCGGTCTGCACAGATTCTCCGTACCATCTCGCCAGCATCGTTGCCCGTTTCGGCGGCACAGATGCCGCGCCGGCACAGATCGGCGCAACCGGCGCTTACCGTCGCGCCTCGCAAGGCTTCATGGGCCAACAGTGGGACGGCGGCGACGTAGCGTTCCGTCCAGAGACCTGGCGCCGCGTGTTCGACGTCATGAAGCCGGGGGCGCATCTCGTCGCATTTGCTGCCACCAAGGGCTATCACCGCCTGGCTTGCGCGATCGAGGATGCCGGCTTCGAGATACGCGACATGCTGACTTGGCTCTACGGAGTCGGGATGCCGAAGTCGCACAACATGCACGGCGATCTGGAAGGTTGGGGAACCGGTCTTAAGCCGGCGGTCGAGCCCATCGTGTTAGCGCAGAAGCCGATCAGCGAGAACAGCATCGAAGCGAACATGCTGCGTTGGGGTGTAGGCGGCTTGCACATCGATGCTTGCCGCCTGTTCACCGAAGAGGAATTGAAGGCCGGATCGGGCAAGCTCTGGTCGCACTACAAGGGCAAGCGGTTTGCGCCCGGGGCCAGCGTCAACAAGAACGGTGCGTGGAAGTCCGAAGAGGAATACGAGGGCGTCTCTAAGCCAGGTCGCTGGCCCGCCAACGTGCTGCATGACGGCAGCGACGAAGTGCTCGATGCCTTTGCCGAATATGGCGAGCGTGGTGCAGTAGCTCCGGTCACCCGCCGCAGCAGCGATGCCGAGATGGAGTCGCGCCGCAACGTCTACAATCGCGGCTTCGGCGGCACGGTCGACCCAGACGCAAAGACCTTCCAAGGCGATAGCGGCACTGCGGCACGGTTCTTCTATTCGAGCAAGGCGACGGTGGGCGAGCGGGTGTTCCAATGCCGGGAATGCGGCGCTCACACGATGGGGCGGCCCGATTGCGGACATGCCGACATGCGGACCCATCCGACGGTGAAACCGCCGTCGCTGATGCGCTGGCTGGTCGACCTGATCTGCCCGGCCGGCGGCCTGGTGCTAGATCCTTTCGCCGGCACCGGGACCACGGCGTTCGCGGCGCGCCTCGCCGGCATGTCGTCCCTCTCGATCGAGATGGACGCCGACCATATCCGCGACATCGGCATCAGGCTTGGCATGCCGGTCGAGCAACTGATCAATTCGGCAGTCGCGGCGGCGCCGACGAACCATGGCGCCCAGGGAGATATGTTCGGATGATGAGCAGCAAGGGGGCCTTCGTGATGCGCCACACCAGCGGTCTCTACCTGCAATCGCATACGGTCTGGCCCGGCTTCAAGCCGTACGAGCGGCGGCCGGCGGCGATCATCACGTACAGCTTGGTGCCCGGGCCGATCAGCACCGAAGCGGTCTGGTCTCAGGAAAATTGGGAAAGGCGGTTCGAGGCTGATGGCTGGCCCGACGTCGCTGACCAGTGGACGATGGAGCCGAAGCCGATATGCGCGTGCTGCGGCGAGACTTATCGAACGTATCTGCTCTACCGGGGTGAGACGATCCGCTGCAAGAAGCATGAGGATCGCAACCCATGCGTGATCCAGGGCTGCACTCGGACACAAGCTGCGCGCGGCAGTTTCACCGATGCCGGCTTCCTCTGTTCAGAGCACTGGCGTCGCTATGTCCCTCCTGGCTCACCCGGCCGCAAGGCGTATCACCGCCTGCACCGCATCGGAAAGCGCCGGGGCTGGCCGGACGATCTGCGCGTGCGCTACTGGCGGTTCTGGGGTGGCCTGGTGAAGCGCGCGATCCGGGACTCCCAACAAGGCCGGCTCGACATGACTGCGGTGAATGCCCTTTTCGGATGGAGCGACGACGAATGATTGCCACCTTCAAGGTTCCGCCGCCGACCATGCGCGGCTTGCCTGCCGATGCGCCGCTGGGAATCGACGAAGGCGAAATGTGCCTGCGTTCGCATGGTGTGGAGCGTCCCTGCCTGGCGACGATTGAATACATGCGAGACGCCCCCTGCGGTTGCGATCATATGCCGATGCCACCGTGCGGCGCGTGCACGTCGACGATGCCTGAATGCCCCTCTTGTGGATGGAGAATGGAACTGTGAGCACTGAACCCGAAGACAAGCCTTTCACCCGCGTGCTTAACCTGGCGCCTGCCGTGCCTTCGATCGAACTCGTCGTCGACGCGGTGCTGATCGTCAACAAGGGTATGCGCGATGCTGACTTCGCGCATTGGAACCGCCCCATATTCGATGCCGCCATGCGAATCGTCGACACCGCCACCGATGCCGCGATCGAGCGCGTGGTCGCTGCGTTGAAGGGGTGACACCGACATGACGCTAGAATTTCACCGGCTTTCTGTGCTCAGCGCCACCATCAACACCAACCGGGTTCCATCCAAGAAGGCCGGCAGGAAAGGCACGCGCCGCGCATGGAAACGCGCACATCCTCCCGGATGGTCTTACAATTTCTGGTCTCAGTTATTTGCAGGAGCAGACGATGAAGCAGCTTGACCACATGACGAAGGACATCGGGCGCAAGTGCGCGTCTGACGTCTCCGGCGCGATACGCCGCAACATCATGCTCGCTGACGACATGCAGGGCATGGTGGCAATATCCGCCTACGGGGCGGCCGCGGCGATCGGCCTGGCAACTGGCATGTTCGCTCAGAAGGCCGGGGCCGCGAAAGGGGAAAGGATTACGGCCGCCATGATCGACGAGTTGTGGATCAACTTCATCCGGCCGATCGCGGTGCAGTCGGAAAGCCAGGTCTGATGACTGACCTGCAATGCCCGTTCTGCCACACCCCCGTAGCGTGGAAGACGATACCTACCCCTCAGGCGAACGACGGTGGCATGTCGACGTCAGACCGATTGGGATGCGACAACCCCGAGTGCTTGTTCAAGCCGTCGGCTCACTATCCGCGCGAGCGGTGGGAGCCGGGCAAGGGCCGTATTCCACAGGACTTACGCCGCCAGTACGAAGCGGCATGGCAAGGAAGGAAGCTTTGATGGCCAAGGAACCACCCGTCCGCGCGCCGGCGTTCGGCGGGCCGCTTGATCTGCCGCGCAGGATCAGACTCACCACGCTTGCCCATAAACGGCTTACTCTCGTCGCTGACACCGTCGAGGGGCTGCTCGAGCAGGACAATGGCGGCGTCATGGTCTGCACCGCTACCGACACCTATGGCGTGATCGGCGACTTCGCGGCTATCGAGCGATTGATTTGGCCGGAAAGGAATTGATCGTGGAACCTTGGACAATACTCGGATGGATGGCAGTCGTTTTCTACAGCGTCACCTTCGTCTCTTTGCCGTTCTTCCTGTGGTGGCTGCACAAGCAGCGTTTGCAGGCGATGGCGAAGATGGAGGAACGTAGCCGCGCTACCGCTGATGCGTGGGAAAGAAGTCGGGTGAGGACTGGCTTTCCGCGGACTAAGGATCTGCGAAATCCTCCGGCCGCCCATCGCAACCCCGATGATGTCGCGGCCGAAGAAGCGTACTACCAAGCTGCACAGAACAGGCGCGAACCGCCTCCAAGGCCGAAAAGGTAACCCGAGATGGACTTTATCGCCTACTTGCACGCCTTTGGGATCGGCTTTGCCGCGGTGCTCGGCGCCCGGTTCGGCTGGGAATGCTACGACGCTCTTGTCATGCATCTCAACCGCTGGGCGCGGGCGCTTGACCCCGAACATGGCGGGCGACCTAAGGCCATGAAGGTCGACGCCACCCCACCGCCGGCGGATCAGGACTGATGCTCTCGTGGCCAGCCATCATCGCGCCAGCAGAGGCGCCACAGCGGTGCATTTGCCCGGAGTGCCGGCGGCTGGATCGCGAGCATCCGCAGGAAGGTTACCAGCTTGCCCTCTTTCCATACCGGGTCGGCCTGCCGCGACTGACGGTGCTGAATTACCTGCTTTCTCACGATATCCGGGCCTGACCAGCCCCGATTGCGACCTATTGACGCACTTTTCGGTCATATCGGAAGGAATGACGATGCTTTGGAGATGGTTGGGCTTCTATCACTGGTCGAATTTCGAGTGATCTGAGCAGAAAGATTACGAATTACGAGGGCCGCTGCGCGATGTTGCAGCGGCCTTTTTTGTGCCTGCTCGCACCAACCAACTTCCCTTCTAACTGTCGCAATACCTGAACATAGGGGGCGGAGGGAAAAATGCGGTTTCACAG